GCGCGCTACAAGAGTTTCCGATCGACGTCGACTCGTGCTTTCGCGCGAGCGGCGCGACGTGGTTCGAACCCGCGACACTCGACCGGCTGGCCGAGCATGTTCGCGAGCCGCTGCGCTTGCAGCCGATCGTATGGCAGCCCGTTGACGACGACGGTGAGCCGCTCGACGGCACGGTGCCGCAGCGCTTCGAGGACGCGAAGATCTACGCCGAGCCCGTGCCGGGTCGGCAGTATGTGGTGTTCGGCGACGTGGCCGAGGGCGTCGCGGCGGACGGGAGTTCCGGACACGTCCTGGACCGAGCGACCGGCGATACCGTCGCGACGTGGTGGTCAGACGCGGTTGCGCCTGGCGACTTCGGCGCAGTGCTCGGAGTGCTCGGGCTGCTTTACAACCGGGCGCTGGTCGGGGTCGAGCGCAACAACCATGGCCACGCCGCGATCGAGCGCCTGGTCACGGTGCTGCGCTACGGCAATCTCTACCGCACCGACGACGGCCGGGTCGGGTGGCTGACGACACCGGCAACCCGCGCGGTCCTGTGGGACGAACTCGCGCACGCGATCCGTGAGGGGTCGGCCAAGACGCCCGACGCAGCGACGCTTGCAGAGTGCCGCTCGATCATCCGCGATGAGGACGGCAAGCCGCGCGCGCGAGGCAAGCGCAAGAAGAGCAAGGACGCGAGCCGCGACGATCGATTCGTGAGTTGGGGCGGTGCATGGCAGCTCGCCGTGACGGTGCCCATGGAGATCCACATTCCGCAGACGCCCGCATCGCGGTGGGGCGACTTGCCAGGCCGAGGCTTCGGATAACCCATGCGCATCGCCATCGCCGGAGTGCCGCGGGGTGGCAAGACCACCCTCGCGCTGCATCTCGCCGCGCAGCACGGCTACCCGGTCGTGCATGCCGACGACTTCATCTCGATGGGTTGGAGCGAAGCGAGCGCGCATGTCGCGCGGCGCTTGGTCAGCCCCGGCCCGTACATCGTCGAAGGCGTCTCGGTGGTGCGCGCGCTGCGCAAGGCCATGGAGTTCGGCCCCGATCGCCCCTGCGACGTGCTGCACTGGCTCGGCATCCCGCGCGAAGACCTGCGACCGAAGCAGAACAGCATGGGCGCAGCGGACGAGAAGCGCTTCGGCGAGATGCGCGCGGAGCTTGAAAGCCGCGGTGTTCGCATCGTGCTCGGCGTCGGCTCGGCACTGCCGCGACCCGCGAGACCCGCCGTCGCTCCCCCGAGCGCGTCTCCTCCAACTCCCGTCGCGGCCGCACCTGCGTCGAGCAGCATTCCCGTCAACACAGGGTCGCGCTGGTGGAACACACCGGGGCGCGGGTTCGGTTAGGCATGTGGTCAGAGTTCATCGGCTGGATCCGCAAGATCGGCAGTGCCTCGCCCAATCTCGAGGGCGCGGCACCGATCGTGAATGCCAAGCCGCTGCACGAGCAGTATCAGCGCATCGGCGGCAACCTCACGCCGGGCGACGTCTCGGCGATCCTGCGGGATGCCGACGCGGGACAGCCCGCGCGCTTGGTCGACTTGCTGAACGAGTCGCGTCAGAAAGACGGCCACCTTCAAGGCGTGATGAGCACGCGCGACCGCGCGGTCTCCCTCGTCGATCTCGACTTCGTGGCGCCCGAGGACGCCAAACGCAACGAGCAGAAGGCTTCGGACCTCTGCAAGCGCATCCGTGACGAGTTCCGCAACTGGCCGTTGCTGATCCAACACCTGACAGGTGGCGGGTTCGCTCACGGCCACGCCACCGCGACGATCCGTTGGGAGAAAACCTCCGACGGTCTGCTGCTCCCCGTCGAGTGCGGTCCGATTCACGCGCGCGACTTCTGCTTCGCGCGCTCCGACGGCTCGCTGCGGTACAAGCGCTCGCTCAACGACCTTGAGGGTATAGACCTGCTCGCGGAGAACCCGGGCCGCATCGTCCAGCTTCAACGCCGCATTGTCGGCGACGTTCCTGCACGTGAGGGTCTCGCAAGGCTGCTCATCTGGGCCGCGCTGTTCCGCAATTGGGGCCTGCGCGACTGGATCGCTCTGGGTGAAATCGGCTGGAAGCCTTGGCGTCTTGGCCGATACAAGACAGGCACGCCGGCCAAGGACATCGATACGCTTGTCGACGCGCTCGAGCGCATCGGATCGCACGGCGTCGCGGCGTTTCCCGACTCCGCGGAAATCAGCGTCGAGTGGCCCAAGGGCTTCGGTTCGCAGAACTCATCGACGCACCGTGAGCTGTTCGACACGCTCGGCCGCGAGCTGAGCAAGGCCGTGCTCGGCCAGACCACGACAACGGAGGCCGGTCCCAACGGCGACCGCGCATCCACTGAGACTCGCGATCAAGTCCGCATGGACATCCGCGAGGAGGACTGCGTCAGCGTTGCGGCCGCGCTTCGCTACCACCTGTTCATACCGGCCATCGCGGCGAACATCCCCGGCAGGCTGCGCGTGCCGGTAGCGTTGTTCCAGACCGAGGAAGCCACCGACCGCCGCGACTTCGCCCAAGCCGTGAAGCTGCTGCGCGATTCGGGCCTGCGCATCCCAGCCAAGTGGGTGCGCGATGAGCTCGGCATGCCGGAGCCCGCGCCCGATGACGAACTGCTCACGCCCGTGCAGGTGCCGCCCGTGTCGGCGCCAGAAGAGCCCGACGATGGCAGCAAAAAAGAAGAAGAGCCCGAGCCGGCCGAGCCCGAAGACGAAGCGGCCTGAGCCGAAGCGGGCCAAGCCGAAGCCACCACCCGACAACGAGGCGCGTGAGGCATGGGAGCAAAACAACTTGAAGGCGCATGGGACGGTGTCGTACGCCGAAACGTCGACGTCACCGTCCGAGCTGTTGACGAGAAGGAACGGTCGATCGACGTAATCGCGTCGTCGAGCAGTCTCGACTCGCACAACACGGTTCTCGATCAAGACTGGCGGCTTGAACGCTATCGCAAGAACCCGGTGGTTCTCTGGAACCACAACCGGTTCGAACACGGGCCATTCTCGCTCGGCGGTGGTGTAAGGCCCGTCGACTTCTTGCCGATTGGTCGCAGCGAGAACGTCCGCGTGGTCAACGGCCAGCTCGAAGCGCGGCTCGTGTTCGCGAGCGCAGCAGCGAACCAACTCGCTGAACAGATCTTCCAGTGCATGCGCGAGGGCGTGCTGTCGAGCGTTTCCGTGGGGTTCCGGCCAGGCACGGTGACCGAGGAGAAGCTCGACGGCCGCGAGATTCTGAGGCTCGGACAAAACGAGCTCTACGAGATCTCGGTCGTTCCCGTGCCGAGCAACCCTGACGCGGTCGCGAAATCGATCGCCTTCGAGACAGAGCAACTCGGTCGCATCGCTGCGGCCGCGAGATCCGCCGACACCGGCGGCAAGGAAATCAGCATGGCCATGACCGCAGAAGAAAAGGCGGCGTTCGATGCGGCACTCGCCGATGCCAAGGACGCCAAAGCCGCACGTTCCGCACTTGAGTCCGACTTGACGAAGGAGCGTGCTCTCATTGCCGAGCAGCGCGAGACGATCAAGTCGCTCACCGAGCGCGTGAACAAGGCCGACGAGCGCATCGTCGACGTCGAGATCGACAAGCTGATCGGGGTGAAGTTCTACCCGGCCGAGCGCGAGAAGCAGGTCGCCCTCGCTCGCAAGATCGGCGTGGAAGCAGTGATTGAACTCGCCGCCGCGCGCCCCGACATCAAGCTGACCGACGCAGTCACTGTCGACGGCAAGCAAGTCGGCGGGACCACTCAGCCGACGCCGCCTGCAGTGGATGGCGATGCCGGCAACGACGACATCGTGAAGACCGCCATGGCGGCGGCGAACGCTGCGGCTTAGCCGCTAGGAAAGGGAGAGCCGAACTATGGCTGGTCGAAGCGATATGGACTTGGAGCGCCTGCTCATCAAGACCCGCACGGTCGAGACAGGGCAGACGGTGGCACTCGGCCGCGTCGTCAAAGACGGCAATGCCGACTACGAGGTGCAGCATTCTGATGACGGCGCGGGCGCGATCGGCGTGGTCATCGCGCTCGGACCGCTCGCAGGCGCAGCCACCGACAAGGTGCAGATCGCCTATCTGAGCGGCGCAGGCGTCATTACGGTCAAGGTGGGCACGGGCGGCGCAACGCGCGGCCTCCCCGCCAAGTGCGTCGCGGACGGTGTGACGAACGCATCGCTCACGGTGACGACACCGGCAGCAGCCGAGGTCGTGGGCTTCTTCACCCAGTCGGGTGTCGCAGGTGACTTCGTGGGCATGGTGCCCTCGCGCAGCTGGGCGACCGAGTGATCGGGTCCCAAACGAGAAGGAATAACTATCCATGAGTGAACTCACACTCGGGGCTCGCTCCGCTCAGGTTCAGCCCCCGCCGATTCAACGCACCGAGAGAGGCATCGCTTACGAGCGGTTCATCCGGTCGATACGTCAGCAGTTCCGCGACAAGGCCACAGCCAAGGTCGCAAACGATCGATTCGTCCGCGGCCTGATGAGCCTTCGGCAGGTCTCGCCCGAACTAGCGCAGCGCATCGTCACGCCAGGCGCGGTGCACGTCGATTCGGTGCTGACCAACATGTCGGTCATGTACGCCAACGACGAGTACATCGGCGAGCGGCTCATGCCCGCCGTGCCCGTCACGCATCGTTCGGGCAAATACTACACGTACAACAAGCGCGATCGTCTCGCGTTCCCGGACGACTTGATCGGCTACCGGTCGAGCCCCAACGAGCTCGAGGCAGGCCGCAACACCGACAACTACAGCCTGTCGGACTACGGGTTCAAGAATTATCTCGACTACGAGACCACGCAGAACCAGGACGCGCCGCTGAACGAAATGCTCGACGTGACCGAGGCGATCAACGAGGGCATCGCGTTCAAGCGCGAAAAGCGCATCCTCGCGATCGTCTCGAACTCGGCGAGCTACTCGGGCAACACGGCCGCTGCAGCGTCGGCGTGGACGACCGCCAACAGCGGCGGCAGCATCATCGCCGACATCATGGGCGCCGTGTCTGCTCTGTGGACCGGCCCGACCCCGACCCGCAAGGTGGGTTTCTGCAGCTTGGCGGTCTGGAACACTGGCATCGCCAACAACGTCGCCCTGCGCGAGTTGTTCAAGTACCAGACCGGCGGCCTTGCCGGCACCACGCAGGTCGCGAACTTCTTCGGCCTCGACGAGATCTACGTCTCCCGAGCGCGCGAGGACACGGCCAACAGCGGTCAGACGGCGAGCTATGCGCGCATGCTCACCGGCAACGTGTTTGGCGTGATCGCCGTCGCCGACAACCCCGGCACGCGTTCGCTGCACTTCGGCTCGACGTTCCGCGAGCAGGGCGACCCGTTCACGACGCAGTGGCCGGACCCGGGCATCGGCAAGCGCGGCGGCATCTGGTCGCGCGTGTCCGTGTCCGAGGACCACAAGGTCGTCGCGCCCGACGCGGGCTTCCTGATCACTGGCGTCGTCTGAACCTACGAGGTGACTCATGGCCAAGCGTGACCGAAATGCCGACGAGGGCTCGCTGCAACAGCCCTCGCCGGAGCAAGATCCGAACGCCGGGTTTCCCGGTAACGCCTTCCCCGAAGGCACACTCGCGGGCACCGATCCCGCGCAGAGCGACAAAGCCAAGATCGCGGGCAACGAAGAGGACGGCGACGCATCCGGCCGCCCCGGCTCGTCCACTCTCAAGCACGTGGACGCGACCACCGACGCGAGCGACGCGCCACCCGCTGGCCACATTCGCGTAAAGGCGAAGAAGACCGTGCTTCACGGCGGCATGGCCTACACCGAAGGCCAGACTTTCAGCATGAGCGAGAAAGAGTTCGAGGCCCGCGGCGATCGCGGCGACCTTGAGCGCGCCTAACACGCGCGTGATCAGAAGATGGCCAACGCTCGCGACATCACCCTGCACGCCCTTGCGGCGGTGGCAGGTGCTGGCGAGGGCGTTGGCGTCGACATCGACACGCGCACCGCGGTCAAGCTCACGCTGTACGTGCAGGCGCTGACCGCGCCGCTCACGGTGTCGGTCGAGACGTCGCCCGACAACTTGATCTGGCGGCTCCTGGACAGCTTCGCGGTGGTGAGCGCAGCGCCCGCGGTCGACGAGTTGAGCTTCGACCGTTGCGAACGCTACGTGCGGTGCAGTTGGCCTGACGACAGCGCGGCCACGTTCGCCATACGGGGCGAGGCACACCAACTCTTCTGCAGTCGCGGCGACCTCGGCACAGAGCTTCCCGCCTCGGTGCTGGCGAACGTCAGTACCACGATCATCGCCAACGCAGAGATCCGTTCGAGCTGCGACATCGAGGATGCGCTCGGCACCCGGTATCCCCTGCCAATCACGAAGGTCCCGGAGTCGGTGCGGCAGCGCGCCGCGCAGATCGCGGCGTTCCTGATCCTGAAGCACAAAGGCTTCGCCGGCGGCGGCATCGACGAACTCGTCGTGAAGTCCTACGACGACGCCCGGACGTGGCTCAAGGACGTCCGCAAGAGCGATCTCGAACCCGCTGGCATCGAGCCCGAGCCATCGGCCGACATCGTCACCAGCAGCGGCAACCCGGAGTATCCGGACGTGTACCGCAGGCGGTTCAGCGACGATTGGGGCGACTTTTGACATCGCTGCGCTTCACGCTCGACCTCAGCCCGCTCGGCCACGCGCTGCGCGAACTCGATGACAACCTCGACGACGCGATGGCGGGAGCCTTGCGCGACGCGGGGATCATGGTCGCGAGCGAGGCGCGCACGCACCACGAGTTCACCGACCGCACTGGCAACCTGTCGCGGAACATTCGCACCGAGCCGGTCGAAGGCACGTTCTTCGGCGGCGATCTCAGCGTGCAGGTCGTGGCCGACACGCCGTATGCAAAGTTCGTCGAGGACGGCACGCGCGAGCATCCGATCGAAGCGCGCCGCGCCAAGGCACTGCGCTATTACCAGAACGGCCGGCTGATGTTCCGCAAGCGCGTCCAACACCCTGGCACGCGGCCGTACCTGTATTTGAAGGGCTCGCTTGACCGACTCTTCCCGGCCGTGACCGCTCGCCACGAGCAGGCGCTGCGCGACGGCTTCGCGCGCTCGGGCTTCGAAGTCGGTTGAGGCGCTGTGAGCATCGACACCCAGATTGACGCGCCGATCGCAGCGATCGCGGCGCTCGTGCGGGGCGCGATCCAGGCCGACCTGGGCGCCGACGTGCTCGTGAAGGTGTTCAAGGACCCTCGCAACCTGTTCACGATCGCAGCAGCAGACTTGCCTGCGTTGTGCGTCCACCGCGTTCGTCAGAAGAGGCGACGACTCAACTCGACGCAGCTCGTAGACGACATCGTCGTCGGGTTTGAATACGCCATGCCCAGCACGAGCACTGAGGAGCGCGAGGCGCGGTGGCCAACGCTGGTCCCGGTTTGGGAGTCGCTTAGCAGAGCCGTGCTCGATGGAAAACACCCTGCGGTGAGCGATGGCGCAGACGTGCTGCTCGCGGTCAACACATGGGCCGACGAGGAGAGCGCGCAGGTTCTGCAATACACCTTCGTGGAAGGTGGCCGCGACAGCGAACCCGCAATGCGCGCGCGCCACCCGATCTTCATCGCGCAAATCGTGGTGACGAACACGCCGGCGGAGATCGATCCGGCGACGCTCAACGACTTCCTGCGCTTTCACATGGCGTTTGATGAGCCCGGCAAGCCGAGCGGGGGCCCTGACGGGGTCGGTCCCGACGACGTCGAAGCACTCATCAACCTCGACGTGATCCTTCCGACCTAGCGGAGCTGACCATGGCAGAGACAAAGTTCGTAAGGCCCGGGGTGGGGCCTGACGGGGCGCCCATTGCTACGCGCAACCCCGCCACCATGAAACCGCTCAGCCCCGACGGCGAGTGGGTCAACGTCGACGGCACCACGCGCAGGCGCTTGCGCGAAGGTGACTGGGTCGAAGCCGAGGCACCGGCCGCTGCCGCAAATATCGAGCGCGAGCAGCTCGTCGAGAAGGGAGACCGGTAAGCCATGGCCATGTCGGTCGGGTTCAACACGATCGTGCCGGGCATCCGCACGGTCACCAATCACGCCGAGTTCGACAGCTCGCGCGCTGTCGTCGGCGCGCTGCTGCGTCGTCACAAGATCCTGGTTATGGGCATCAAGCTCAGCGCAGGGACGGTGCCCGAGCTGACGCCGCGCCGCGTGCTCAGCGCCGACCAGGCGGACGACTATTTCGGCGTCGGTTCGCAGCTCGCCGACATGGTGCGGATTGCGAAGAAGAACAACTCGCAAACCGAGATGTGGGCGATCGGTATCGATGCGCTCACCGGCGGCACGGCGGGCACCAAGACCGCGACGATCACCGGTACCGCGACCGAGACGTCGACGATCCACCTCTACATCGCCGGGCGCTACGTGCCCGTCGCGATCGCTAGCGGCGACGCGCAGAACACGGTCGCGACGAAGATCAACACGGCCATCCAAGCGCACCCCGACTACGTGCGCATGCCGTTCACGACCGGCGTCGCGACGAACGTCGTCACCTTCACGGCGAAGTGGAAGGGCGTGGACGTCGCGGACGTGCGCACCAACTACAACGCCTCCGACGAGAACGTCGCAGGCGTCACGGTCACGGTTGCCGCGGGCGTCTCAGGCGCAGGCAACCCCGACGTCACGGAGATCCTCGACGCAATCGGCGACGTCACTCAGTACGACACGATCGTCTGCCCGTGGACGGATGCAACGAACCTCACGGCGCTCGAGCAGGAACTGCTCTCGCGTTGGGGCGGCATGCGCCAGATCGACGGCGTCCTGTTCACGGCGGTGGCCGGTTCGCACGGCACCGCAACCACGCTCGGCAGCTCGCGCAACTCGCCGTTCCACGTGTGCATGGCGACGAACCTGAGCCCGACGCCGCCGTGGCTGTGGGCGGCCGCCCTGGGCGCCGTCGACGCAGGCCAATCCGACCCGGCCATGCCCCGTCAGACGCTCCCGCTGCTGGGCATTCTCCCCGCCGCCGAAACGCTGCAGTGGGGCCAGGCCGACCGCAACCTGCTCTTGTACGACGGTATTGCGACGCACGTCGTCGACGCAGGCGGCAACGTCACGATCGAGCGCCTGATCACCACGTACCAGACCAACGCGCAGGGCGTGCCCGACACTGCGTTCCTCGACGTTGAGACAGTGCGCACGCTCTCGGCAATCCGCTTCGACGGCAACAGCGCGGTCAGTCTCCAATACCCGCGCGCCAAACTCTGCAAGGACGGCGCGCCGCTGCCGCCTGGACAACGGGTCGTCACGCCCAATGGCATGAAGGCGTTCCTCGCGGGTCGATACGACATCTGGGGAAGCCTCGGGTGGGTCGAACTCGCGAGCAAGCAGCAGTTTATGGACGAGCTGCTCTGCGACATCGACCTGACAGACGTGAACCGGCTCGTCGCGCAGGGTGGCCCCGACCTCATGAACCAGTTCAGGGGTCTGTCGGTGCAGTGGCAGTTCATCGTCTGAGCGAGCGGGAGCGCATAAGCCATGGCCAGTCTCAAAGTCTTCAACATCCCGATCGTCACGCTCAACGATGTCGACTACCGCACCAAGCCAGGTGCGACGCTCAAGATGGGCGGCATGAAAGCGACGCCACAGTTCGCAAGCGGCGTGCTCAGCGGCTTTGCCGAAGAGCCCGAGGCGTGCGAGTTCACCGGCAGCTTCGAGATCATGAGCGACACCGACCTCGAAGCCATCCGCAACCACGAGGGGAAAACCGACTTCAAGACCGACGTCGGCATCATCTACACCTCGTCGGTGTCGCGGATCACCGAGTCGCCCGAACTCGTTCCGGGCGACGGTGCGAAGTTCACGATCATGGGCCAAGCCGTCGTGAAGGTGTGACGCAGCCCGCATGAGCGACTTTACCGACGAGCGTGTGCGCGCGCTGCTCAAGGGGCGGCGCGCGGTGCGCGTGTACCCACTGCCGAGCGCTGCCGAGGACTCCGAGCTCACGATCGGCGTGCGGGCGCTCACCGGCGAGGAGATCGACGAAGCACGTACGGAAGCGGTGCAGTACACCGAGGCGCTCGCGAAGCGTCGCAAGATCGACCCGCGTGAGCTGCAGTGGGTCGACGGCGATCCGCACCAGGCCGAGGTGCAGCGGCAAATCGTATACCGCGCCTGTGTCGAGCCCGAACTGCGGGAGGGCGAGAAGGAGTATCGGCCTTTCTTTCCGAGCGTCGCCGCGCTTCGGCAGAGCGACGACACGTTCGTGCAAATGCTGTGGCACCTGTATCACGGGCACCAGCGCTTCGCGAACCCGTACGCAGGCGTTGACGAGGACGTGGCGGGCATCATCGACGCCCTAAAAAAAACGCCCGAGCGCAAGGCGGTGTTGGCGCTCTACGATGCACCTACGCTGCTGACCTTAGTGGCTACTTTGGTCGACCAGCTCGCGAGCTCACCAACTGGCAAGTGATCTGGTGGTGGGAGTGTCGCAACCGGCCGCCCGACCCGTGAGCCCATGCCCGACGCAAAAGCGATCATCCGCATCAGTGCGATGCCGGACAGTCAGCTACGCAAGGCGCTGGCTGGCACCGTCGAAGCGGCTCGCCGTCAGGAGAAGCAATCCGCAGCGGCCCAGGTGAAAGCCGCCAAGGACGCTGAGCGCGAGAAGATCCGCGCGTCGAAGGAGGCGGTCAAGGCCGCGCAGCGTGCAGCGGCAGCCGAGATGGCGGCGACCAAGGCGAGCGCGCAAGCCAAGCAGCGCGCGATCGCGAGCGTCGAGCAGGCCGCTCGCAGGGCAGCGGTCGAGGCGCGCAAGGAAGCCAGGGCCCAAGCGCGCGAAGCTGAGCGGCTGGCCAAAGAGGAAGTGCGGTGGGCCGAGTGGGCCGAGCGGCTCAAGTGGCAGGCGGTCCAGCGCACCTCGCGCATGGCCGAGCGCGCGGCCGCGCAGCAGCGACGCGAGGCCACCAAGACCGCGCGTCAGCAGGTACGCGAGGCGCAGACCGCCTCGACCAACCGGCGGCGAATGGCCATGGCGGTCGGCGGTGCCGCGGTGGGTATCGGCGTCGCCGCCGTTGGCCGCGTACAGGGTGCGGCCGGTGCGTTCGGCGCGCGGTCCCGCGACGACATGGCCGTCTCCGCCGTCGACTTCAAGCGGCGGCTCAAGCTGCTCGGCGACATGGGCGGCGTGGACGCGGCGGGGCAGGGCGCGCTGCAAGCCAAGATCTTGGAGACGTCGGCGAAGACCGGCATCGACGCGAGCGCATTGCTCGGCGGCCTCGAACGCGCTCACGACCGCTTCACTAACCTCAAGGGCTTCGCGACTATCCTCGAGCAGGTCGCCAAGGTGAGCGTTGCGACGGGCACGGACGTCGAGTCGGTGGTCGGCGCGATGGGCGTCATGCGGCGGCAGTTCCAGCTGACCGACGCCGAGATGGTCGAGTTGAGCGGCGCCATGGTGACCGCCGCCGACCTCGGCAACGTCAGCTTTCAGGCGGTGGCAGACAACTTCGCGAGCGCGCTCGGCAGCATGGGCCGCAATGCCAACTTGAAGGGCACGCAGGGCGCAGTCACCGCGCTCGGTCTCTCGCAGATCATGGGCGCGTCCGACAAGACAGCGCCGGAGATCGCAACGCTCATCACCAACATGATGACGTCGCTCACCCGCCAGACGGTTCGCGAGCACGTGGCGCTGCCGAAATCACAGGGCGGCTTCGGCGTAAAGCTCTCGGACCACGGCGTCATGCGGGACCTGCCCACCGTGATTCGCGAGCTCTCGGAAGCTGGTTTCATGGCGCCGCAGAACAGCGCGCGGCGTGGCGCAGCGTTCCCTGACAACCAAGCTCGCGAGGCGATGGAGGTACTGGTCACGCAGTTCGAGCGCGACCCTGAGACAGTGAACGCGCTGCTCGGCATGAAGCCGAACGCGGGCAATGAAGCCATCGAGCGGCGATTTGCGACCATGAACGAAGGCGTGCTCGGCCAGGCGGCCACGCTGGGCGCGCGCCAGTTCGCGACGTTCATGGAGTCCGGCGAGTTCGATCGGTTCCTGAAAATGACCGTGCAATCGGCCGATGGACTCACGCAGCTCACCGCGAAGTATCCGCTCATGACCGAGGCTGCAGATCTCGCGACCGGTGCGCTCAAGGGCTTGGCAGCCGCGATCTTGGCCGAGCGAGCGATGGGATTGGGCGGTGCCCCGGGAGGCGGAGCCCTCGGCGGTGTCGGAGGCGCGCCTGGTGCGACCGGCAAACTTGCCACGGCCGGCAAGGCTGTCGGCGGCGCGCTCGGTGTCGTGCAGGCTGGACTCGCGGGCTACTACGTGACAGACGCCGCGTTGCAGCTGACCGGCCTCGACAAGCTGATCGAGCAGGGTGGTGGCGGCCTGTTCAGCGCACTGCACTACGAGCCAACGCGCAGCAAGACCCGCGGGATTCCTACGGCGGCGGAAGCGGCGGCAGCTCCGTACAGCATGGCGACGGACGATGACTATCAGTCACGCGAACCGCTGCCGTGGACTCCCGCGCCCGTGCCGGGGGCTCCGCAGCCGACCGCCGCCGAAGCAACGCTCAACATTCGGGTTCACGGGCCAGGGCAGGTAACGAGCGTGTCGTCGGATGGCTTCGGCGAGATCGCGCTGATGAGCGTGGACACGGGTCGCCGTGACGTGCTGCCGCCATGAGCACCAAGTACCTCGAAGCGAGCTACCGCGGCGCGGCGTTCCTCGTTGAGGCCACATCCGACGAGGGCGGACCGCGCAACATCGTTCACGAGTTCCCCGGTCGGCAGGATGCCTACGCGGAACCGAGCGGCCGGTTCCCGAACCGCTTCGAGATTCAGGCGCACCTGATCGGTGCGGACTTCGAGAACCGGCTGCTTGCGCTTGAGGAAGCGCTCAATCAGGCGGGCGCGGGCAAGCTGATCCACCCGCACCGCGGCACGAAGTTCTGCGCGGTCGATGGGCCCTACCGAGTGCAGCGCTCCACGCGCGAGCTCGGCATGGTCCGGATCTCGGTCACGTTCGTCGAAGCGGGGCCAGCGCAAGAACCGCGGGTCACACCCGACACCAGCGCGAACGTCAAGTCGCGTGTGCTCACTGCGAGCGCGGCGTTGCAGCAGCGGACGTTCAGCGTCGAGGGGCCGGACTTCCTGACCCGCGCCGCGACGTCGATCCTGGCTGGGCCCAAGGGCGTGACGAACGCGATCGCGAAGGTCAACAACCGCGTTCACAGCGCGTTCGGCCTGGTCGATGAGGTGTCGCGCACGATCACGAACTTCGCCCAGGAAGTCGGCACCCTGGTGCGATCGCCCGGAGATCTGGCCGTGCGCCTGCAGGGCCTCATCAATGCCGTACTCGGCGCTGCGACCGCCGCCGGGTTCGACTTGAGCCGCGGCGACAAGCAGCGCAACCGAGCGCGCGTCTCGGCCGTCATGAGCTACACGGCAGCGCTCGGGACGTTCGGCGACACGCTCGCGACGGTCCCCACGACCACCAGCACCCGGCAACAGCAAGCCGACACGCAGGCAGCGCTCGTCGACCTGATCGAAACCGCGGGCCTGCTCGGCGCGGTCAACGCCCTCACCGACATCCCGCTCGACAACACCGACCAAGCGGGCGACGCGTTCGGCACGATCCGTGACCTGTTCGACCGCATCGACGACCGCGGCACGCTCGACGACGCTTCAAGCCAAGCCATGGCCGACGTGCGTGCGGCGTTCCACCGTCACTTGCGCGGCACCGTCTCGGAGCTGCCGCAGCTCGGGCGCTACACGCCGCCTGTCACCGTGCCCGCGCTGGTGCTTGCCTATCGGCTCTACGGCGACAGCACGCGCGACGAAGAGATCTTGGAGCGCAACCCCGGCATCGAGCACCCCGGGTTCCTCCCCGGCGGCGTCGAGCTGCAGGTCGCCGAGGTGTAGGCCGTGGCTGAAGAACCTGAAGTCAGCCTCGTGGTGAACGGCTCCATTCACGAGGGGTGGAAACAAGTCACGGTGCGCAGCTCGATTGAAGAGCTCGCGCACAGCTTCAACGTCGAGTACAGCCAGCGCTGGTCGAACAGCGGCGAGCCGGTCGCGATCAACCCCGGCGACGCCGTGCAGCTGCGGATCGGCGACACGCTCGCGATCACTGGGTACGTCGACGACAGCAACGAGGATTACGACGCGAGCACGCACACCGTCAGCGTCACCGGCCGGAGCAAGACGGCCGACCTGGTCGACTGCGCGGCCGTTCACAAGGGCGGTTCCATCCGTGGCAAGGACTTGCGGCAGGTGGCCGACCTGTTGTGCGCGCCGTTCGGGATCACGGTGTCGCTCAGCGAGCCGGGCCTCGACATTGGCGACGCGAGCAACGTGCAGATCCAGGACGGCGAGAGCGTTTTCGAGACGCTCAACGCCATCGCGCGCAAAGAGGGTGTGCTGCTGCTGACCAATGCAGCGGGCAACCTGGTGCTCTCGCGTGCTTCGAGCGAGCCCAAGGCGTCGCTCGAGCTGCGGACGGCCGAAAACATCAAGCGCGGGACCCTACGGTCGAGTCACCGCGACCGCTTCTCGACCTACCTGCTCAAGGGCCAGGCGCCCGGGTCGGGCACGCTCAAGGGTGTCGCCGCTGCGAGCATGAAATACCAGACCACGGACGACACGGTCACGCGCTACCGGCCGACCGTGATCGTCGACAGCAACACCACGCTCGCCCGCATGCAGCAGCGCGCCGCATGGGAGCGCAACACGCGCGCGGGCCGCGCGCTTGCACTCACCTACGACGTGCAGGGTTGGACGAACATCTACGGGCTCTGGCAGCCCAACACGCTGCTCCGGGTGGTGGACACGTTCCTCGGCATCGACGCCGAGCTTCTTGTCACGAGCGTGGATCTCAACCGCAGTCTCGACAGCGGCCGCACGGCGCGCCTCGAGCTACAGCCGCGCGAAACCTTCGACGTGCTCAAGCCCCCGAAGCCACCCAAGCGCCAGAAAAAGAACAAGGGCGCGAACGCGGCCGCACTGGGACTGTAGGGTATGAACGCCGGCGACCTCGTACGGCTGATCCACCGAGCTACTGCCCCGATGTGGCACCGGCTCAACATGACGGTATCGCGCATGGTGCTCGACGCCGTGAACGAAGCCGCTCAGCGGCAGGGCCTGCGGGTGCTTGTGCTGGCCGACGAGGTGATAGACGACGTCGAACACTTCCAACCCGGTGGCCTGTCGCACGTGCCGCTCGCGGGCGCGGAGGGCGTGCTGCTGTGCGTGGGCGGCAACCGGGCCCACCCCGTGGCCGTCGGGGTCAGCAACGCCGAAGCGAGGCCCACAGGGCTGCTGCCGGGCGAGACGGCCCTGTACGCGGCGCAGCCGGGGACCGGCGGGCTCAAAGTGCTGCTCGACGCGGACGGCAATATCGTGCTGACCCCAACCGGCAAGGTCACAATCGACGGCAACCTGATCGTGTCCGGCCACGTTGCCGCGGCAGGTGAGGTTTTTGCGATGAGCGCTACGACACCGGTTTCGCTGAGTTTGCACCTGCACCCGACACCGCTCGGACCGACGCAGGTGCCAACCCCTGGGCCGCCCCCGCCGCCCTGATCCGTCCATGCCGCTCGTTGCCGCCGCGCTCAATGACGCGCTTGAGGAAGTGTTCAGCGCCCCCGGTGCTACCGCCGCCGACTGCGCCACGCAGTGGGCCGACGCCCTCGGCAGCTACGTCAGTGGCATCGTCCCGGCTTCAACGACTGTGGCCGCCGCGCAGGCCGCCCTCGCGACTGCATTGACCGCTGCGTTCGCAGGCACCGACCCCGTCACCACGACCGTCGCCATGGACGCGGCGTTTGCAGCGTTCGCGGCTACCGTAGGAGGCGGGATGGCCACCTTTACGCCGACGCCCCCGGCGGGGCCCGTTGGGTTCGGAGATCTGCTCGTGCCACCCTTTGCCGAGACGTCGCCCGATGCGGCGGCGGCGGTCGCGACCAAGGTGCACGCGTGGCTAACGACCGGCGTGGCGACGCTCATCGCGCCGCCGTTCACCGTACTGACTTGGAGCTGATCAGCGCGGCGAGACGCGAGGCTCGGTGCGGCTGAGATTGAGTTCGCGGAAGAGCTTGGTCGCGTGCACTGCGAGGCCCTCGGCGCCCCACAGCTCCGAGTGCTTGTGCTGTGCGTCGAGGTCACCGAACACGGCGGCTGCGAGCGCGTGAGTCAACTCGTGCGCGTGCGGGTAGGGGTTGGTGGCGGCCCGGTCCGCAACCATGTACGCGTGGCTGGCGTGAACGCAGGTTGCGAGTTCGTCGCTCGAAAAGCCGCTCGGTCCCTGACGAACACCCAGCGCGTGATTGATCGTTTCTTGGTCTGCAACGACGCCGCTGACGTGCCCGAGGCGCGCACGAACGTCGGTCGCTCGGTCGGCTGCGAAACTCGAGCTGTTCTTCCAGGTCTCGACCACGGCCCACGCCACTGTGGCGAGGTCGAGCGCGTCAAGCTGGTTGGAGTAGCGGCCCGCTGACGCGTCCCACGACATGGTTGCAGTGAAGCCGTTGTAGCTGGCTTCTGAGCTCACGAGGTCGAGCGCAAACCTGCACACGGGTTCCGCCGCGACGAGTTCGACGGCTTTCGGGTCGGCCTGCGGCTCAGGTTGTGCTTGCGTAACAGGCTCGGCCGCGAGTTCCGACTCGGTCGCCGCGAGCTCAGGGCTCGACACCGCGACGGCGCTAGGTTCCGGCAGCGATTGCTGCGGCTCGCGCGTGTCGACCGGCGGCGCCTCATCGTCGCCCTGCGCATCGGCGCCAACAGCGCAGCCGACGAGGCTCGTTAGCACGACCAGGGACACAGCCAGCATTTGCGCGCGCACACACAGTATATCGGCTACTCCGACCACGATCTTTAGCCGAACGACGTCGATTGCGGGGTGCGATTCGGCGCTTGGCATACATGTGCGAGGGCAGCAGCCAGCATGTTGCGCATAGCTTACACACCTGACGGCTTCGACCTGGTCAAGTCGGGCGGCCGGCTGGCCGTCGACGACGGTCTCGAGACGCCGGTGCTGCTGTCGCTGTTTACCGACGCCCCCGCCACGGACGACGAGTTGCGGGCGGCTGGACTGACGCGTGAGCAGAACCGCGGCGCGTATTGGGGCAATCAATACCCCGAGATCGACGGCGACATTCAGGGCAGCAAGCTGTGGCTGCTCGCGCGCGCCAAGCGCACGGACGAATCGCTCGCCCGTGCGCGCGACTACGCCGCCGAGGCGGTGGCTTGGATGATTGCGGACGGGCTGGCGGCGCGCGTGCCGATCGCGACGGGTTGGTTTGGCGCGACGGGCTTTCTCGGGGTGGGCGTCCAGATGTGGCGGCCCGGCGACTTGCAACCGCGCTGGCGTCGCGTCTGGGACGCGCAGACCGGCCGACTGCTGCAGAGCGGGTGATGGATGCCATCGAACTTCGAACGCCCAACACCTGCGCAGCTGATTGCGCGGGTGCAGAGCGACATCGAGAGCGAGGTCGACGGCGTCTCAGCGCAGGTGCGCAGGCGCCCCGAGCACGGGCATGCGCGCGCGGTCGCTGGTGTCGCGCACGGCCTGCACGGACACCTTGCGTGGGTCGCTGAGCAGATCCTCCCCGACCAGGCCGCCGAGCGCTTTCTGTTGCGCTGGGCCGACCTATTCGGGCTGAGCCGCAAGCCCGCGACGGCGGCGAGCGGCACGATCACCGTGACCGGGTCGGGCGGCACGCTACCCGCGGGCACCGAATGGATCCGTGTTGCGGACGGCATGTCGTTCACCACGGACGCGGAACACGTGTCCGTCACGAGCGAGTCCGTCGCCATCACTGCGGCGGTGGGTTCCGAGGGCGCGGACGGCAACCTCGCTCCTGGTACGAAACTTCAGCGCGTGCCGTCACTCGCTGGAATCGATGCCGAAGCCACCGTCGTCAGCCTGTCTGGCGGCACCGTGGAAGAGAAGCTCGACGAGCTGCGCGATCGCCTGCTCGACCGGATTCAGCGGCCGCCCCTTGGCGGTGCGCCCGGTGACCACGCTGCATGGGCGCTCGAGGTGCCGGGCGTGTTCAAGGCGTGGGAGTACGCCGGCGTCGACGGCATCGGTAACCCGGGCATCGGCAAGGTGGCGTTGACGTTTGTGATCGACAACGTCGACGACCCCATCCCAGACCCTGACTTAGTTGCCGAGGTGCAGGCATACCTCGACGACCGCTCCCCTGCGCAAGTGATCGTGTTTGCACCTACGCCGGTCGCCTACAACTGGCACGTCCAGCCGGTGCCCGTTGGCGTCGACGTCGAGAACGCGATCACTGCCGAGGTCAAAGACATGTTGCACCGCGACGGCGAACCCGGCGGCGTGATCCGCGTGTCGCGTTTCGAGGAAGCGGTCAGCATCGCCGTGGGCGAGGAAAGTCACACCACGGTCAGTCCGACGGCCGACGTCGAGTACGAGTTCGGCGAGCTGCCTGTGCCCGGCACTGCCAACTACGCGTGACATCATGGCACGCGACTACGCCAGCGACTATCAGGCGCACCTACCGAGCGGCGCAGCATGGCCGCGCGCAGCGGACAGCGTCGCGACCGAGTTCGCGCGTGGCCTGACGGTCGAGTTTGGGCGAGTTGACGACCGAGCGGCGCAGCTCCTGCTCGAGATGGATCCGCGGTCGACGACCGAACTAGTCGACGATTGGGAGCGAATCACTGGGCTGCCCGACCCCTGCGTCGAGTCCGCGCCTGCTGACCTCGACGGTCGGCGCGCTGCGATCACTTCGCGAATCATTGCGCGCGGCAACGGCGGGCCGAGTCAGTCGTTCCTGCGCGAGGTGCTCGCGGCGCTTGGCTACGCGTCGAGCGACGTAGTCATACGGCGCTTTCACCTACCCGGGTTCACGTGCGAGTCGGCATGCAACGACGCGCTGAACACAGAGTCCAAATCCAACGACGTCGGATGGTCGTTTGTATGGGAGATCATCGCGCAGCACGGGGCACTCGACCAGCAGGTCGAGTGCCAGTTCAGGAACCGCTACGCGCTCGCACACATCGCGCTTCGATTCGCGTGGCCGCTGTTCTCGTTTGGTGATGGCACGTTCAGCCGCGCCGGCACGGGCGTGCTCACCGACCCCGCGACGGGCAACCAGGTCACGTTGGCCGAGGACGAACTCGGAACGTTTTACTTCGGAGTCTGAGTCATGGCCGAGGACCTCACGCGCGGCGATCGGGTGGCCTACGTCGCTACCGTCGACCGCGAAGGAACTAAGCGCGTGATCTTTCGGTACCGCGACTATTCAACGCGCACCGTCGAGAACGGCGTGCCGATCGACTCCGGCGACGCGAGCGACACCGTTACCTGGTGGCGCTGAGGACGCATGCACAGAATCGACACCGACACCGCCAGCCCCGACGAAAACGGCGTGGGCAAAGCGGGCTTTCGCCCAGGCGCGCCTCCGGGCGTCGCCGCGACACGTCTGAACGCCGCATGGTGCAACGCCGTCCAAGAGGAACTCGTCGGGCTTGCCGAGGGACTCGGTGAAACGCTCGACGCCGACAGCAATACCCAAGCGCTGCTGATGGTGCGCACGCTCGTTGGGCGCACCGCGCTCAAAGCGTCCGTCGCACGCATCACCTCGATCCACGACACCGCGGTCAACCCCGAGCTGCTCAACGCGCTCGCGCGCAAGGCAAGCACCGGGCAGGTGATCGCAGTCGGCACTGCTGCAAGCATTCAAGCCAATAGCGGGCCCGCAACCAACTTCGCTACCGTGGCCGCGCACTCGGGCTACACCGGCGACTTCAACGACATCGCATACGACGCCACGCTTGGGCTGTTTATCCCTGTGGGCGATGCCGGCGAGATTCAGACGTCGTCGGGCGGTGCCTTCACGCGGCGCGCGAACGGTGGCAGCGACCTTCACTCCATCGCAACCAATGGCCTCGGGCTGTGCGTAGCCACCGGCGACGGCGAGCTGATCAAGTACTCGACGAACGGCACGACCTGGAACACGGCGACGTCGCCCTTTGCCGGCTCGCCAGACATCCGCAGCGTCGCATTTGGCGCCGGGGTCTTTGTCGTCGGCACCATGGACGGTGACATCGCGTCATCGGCTGACGGCATCACGTGGACTGTACGGCGTGCGGTTGCCGGCTCCAGTGGCTACGGCCGGGTCGTGTACGACTCGGCACTCGGCTTTTTGTACGCCTACGACGGAGATGTTTTTCACTCGGCCGACGGCATCACGTGGACAAAAATCCACGACACAGCGGCTGTGGGGGCGGCGTTTTCGCAACCGGGCTTGGTGGCCAGTCCATGGGGTTGGCTCGTGGGGCTTTCCTCCGCTGACGGCACGTCGATCGTAGGCCGGTACAGCGCGACCGCTGTCGACCACGCCGCCGACTTCAGCGTCGACTACGCCACCGATGATCAGCTGCGCTGGATGAAGTTCATCGACGGGCAGCTCTGGGCGGTGGGCGGCGACCGCATCTACACGGGCGGGTTGCTCTGACGTGGCGCTTCCATGCCCGAACACGCGCGCCACTATGGACAGTTCCTCGACGCGTCCGACCCGGACCAGTCGGCGGCCGATAACTTCCGCATTGCGCAAGCCCCGCCCGAGATCTTGCGAGGTAGCTTCCGCCTCTTCTACATCCCGCGTGACGACAGCAGCTACGTCGGCACGCGGTACCTGTTGAGCGCGCAGACACTCTCCGATCACATGGCGTTCGTCGTCGAGCCATCTGAGGTCGCCGCGCGCGTCGCGGTGTATGTCAACGGCTCGCTGTACGCGTCGACGGACCCGATCACCTTCGATGCTGGCCAAGAGCTCGAGTTGCTCTTCGACGGTGCCGAAGGCGCGATCACTGTCGCGGGTGCAACGACGGGGAACGGTACGAGTGAAGATGGTACGGCGTGGAACGTCGCGGGTTCCCTGCTGCGACTCGGCGGCAACGTCGCCGGTACAGAAGTCGCACTGGGCAAGGTCTCGCTGCCGTATGCAGTGCCCGGCGCGCCTCTGCCCGACCCAGCTGTCGTGAATCCGAGCGAGTTCGATTTCTCTCTCCCCGAGAACAGCGGACTGCTCGCGCTGATCTGAGGTGCCATGCCCCTACCGATAGTGAACGGCCTCGGCGACGCCGCGACGCTAAAGTCGACGCTCGATGGCTCGGCGCACGTCCCGCACAACAACGTCGACACGCTGCCGGCGGCGTTCACGACCGACACCGGCGCGATCAAGACGGCGGTGCAAGCGCTCGCCGCGATCATCAGCGGCGGCCGGCTCGCGGTCGACCTGAGCAGCACGGTCGTCACCTACCTCGCGAACCTCGCGAACATTGCGACCTACCTCAACACGTTGCAGGGCGTGGTCACCGCGGCTCGCTTGGCGGTCAATGTCGACAGCACGACGACCGGCAAGCTCGACACGCTGCACACGGATCTTGCAGCCATCGCAACGGCGCAAGGCGTGCCAGCCGGCGGCCCGAAGTTCGGCTACAAGGGCGGCATCACCACCACGGGTCCGTACACGTTCGCCACCAAGACCCTCACTCGAGGTTGCGCGGTGACGAACCTGGACGCGACGAATAACCTGTTGATCAGCGTCGGCGGTCCCGGTGCCACGGACGTCGATACGTACACGGTCAAGCCGGGGGCGACGAGCCCGTTCATCGCCGTGAGCAACGCGAACGGCTTCAATATGCTGAGCTCTGCGGGCACGATCACTGCGTGCTACGCGGGCGCGTGAGGGTCTATGGCTAGCAAGTGGGCAGTGATCGCAGAACGGGGATTGGGCGGCGACTTCTCCTACGACCCGCGTTGGTATTTCGACACGAAAGCAGAAGCGGATAGCCTTGCACGGCGTCTGGGGCGCGCTGCCTCGATCACGTACATGCTGCAAAAGCATCCGCAGAACAGGCAGGGTCCTGACCATGCGGATTGGCTTGAAAGCGCGTTGAAAACACTGCGAGGGCTCGACCCAGACGCCGATGCGCTGGTGACGTACCAGGTCAAAGAGATCGTGACCTATGCGCCTATCGAGGAACCCGCGCCTGCCAACTCGCGCGAGCAGATGTTCCGAGCCATGCGCGATCTCGGCTGAGCAATCCCGTGCTGATCCAAACCGCTGAGCGCAAACACGCACGCGAGGTCCACGAGCAGGACCCGACCGCGTGGTGGCCGCGCGACGCCGTCGACAGGTGGTGGCGTGCCTGCAAGCGCAGTGACGAGCGACCCGAGATGGTTGCGCTGCGGCAGCTCGACGCGTGGAAGTACCGCCTGAACTACGGGCACCACCTGCTCATCCCGGCGTTTCAGCACCACCTGCAGGAGACAGGCGGGGCGACCGTTGCGCTGCCGCTCGACAGCATCAGCGTTGCGGCACTGTGCGCCTATTCGAGTACGCACAAGCTCCGCGCCGCGGCCACGTCGCCCATGCAGATTCGGCGAGCAGGCGACAACACGACCGCAGAGCTGTCGTTCACCGCTGCGAACCTTACGGATACCACCGGCATCAGCTCCCACTGCACGACCAACAATGGTTTCTGCAGCATCTGGCGCGACCAGGGTGCCAGCGGGCATAACGTGGACAACGCGGCCGGCGTTGAGCCCCAGGTCTATACAGGGGGCTCGCCCGGCACGCTCAAGACGCTGTCGAACGGCAAGTTTGCCCTCGCGCTCAACGGCAGCAACCAGCGACTGGGAAAGACCACGCTCTTTGGCCTCACCGGCTCGCCCGCGCTGACGGTCGCGTGGACGATGCAGCAGACGGATCCGGACTCATTTTGCTGGTGGCTTGGCGCCAGCAGCGGCACAGGTGCCAATTTCTTCGTCGATTTCTACACCGTGGCTCGCGTCGCAACGACCGGCGGGTATCGCGAGTTCACGTACGCCAGTCCGATCGTAAATCCCGCGCGCTGGGTGGTCACGAAGGCAGCCAGCGGTACCCCGTCTGGCTTCACCTGCGAACAGAACGGCACCGCGCTCACGCAGTCCGCGGTGCTAAATGGGTCCACCGCCATGAACCTCTCAGGGACCAACGGGTTCCGTATCGGGTCGAATATCTCCGACACCGAGTGCTGCGCCATGGTGGCGGGTATGTTCGGCATGTTCAATTCGGTCCTCACCGGCTCTGACAAGACGGCGCTCGACGCCATGCTTTCGCTGAGCGTGCCATGAGACTCGGCGACCAAGGCCAAGACGTGCGCGACTGGCAGTTGGCGCTCTCGGCACGCGGTCACGCCGTCACCGTCGACGGCGTGTTCGGCAAGCAGACGCACAACGCCACGCTCGCCTGGCAAGCCGCGCAGGGCCTCGTGCCGACCGGTGCAGTGGGCACCGCCGAGCTACAGGTGATCGCCGCGCCAAGCTCCGCGAGCATCCGCCCACCGCCGACCCTGCCACACTCGATCCCGTTCGTGGAGTCGCGACACTACAACCGCGCGCCTCGGGCACTCGTCGACCTGATCGTGTTGCACTGCATGGAAGCGGCTGAGTCCGCGACGACCGCGGAGCGATGCGCTCTGTACATGGCCACGCTGCCCGCGGACCTGCCGCCGAGCAAGAAGAAGTCCTACCACTACGGCGTCGACAGCGACTCGGTCGTGCAGACCGTGCCCGATCACTGCGTCGCGTACGGAGCGCCGGGCGCGAACCACAACGGCCTGCACATCGAACTCGCCGGCTACGCGCGGCAGTCGCGTGCGGAATGGCTCGACGCGTTCGGCACCCGAATGCTCTGGCTCGCTGCACAGCTGTGCGCCCGCAAGTGTGCCGAGCGCGACATCCCGGTCGTGTACCTGCCGGCCGCGAAGCTGATCGGCCCGCGGCCGCGCGGCATCACCACGCACCGCGAAGTGAGCCTCGCCTACAAGAAGTCCGACCACACCGACCCCGGGCCGGGCTTCCCGATTGATTGGTTCCTGCAGCAGGTCGAGCTCGCCATGGACTCGCAGCAGGCCAACGCATGACCGACGAGCTCAAGCTGCCGCCGTCGCCGCCACCGCCGGCGTACAGTCCCGACAGCTTTACCGAGGGGCTCGCCGCGGCCGCTCGGTCGCGCAAGGGACGCAGCCTGATCGCAGCCGCGTGGCCGTACGTGCTCGCAGCCGCGACGGCGGTCGGCGGCTGGGTTGCGAAGTCGCAGCAGCTCGAGCCGCGTCTCGTCGTCATCGAGCAACGCCTCGGACCGATCGCCGCGGACATTGCCGCGGTGCGCAAGCAGGTCACCGAGTTTACGACCACCGAGCAACGCAAGACGGTCCGCGTGGGGCGTCAGGCCGCGTACGCCACCGCGGCCGCCGAGGCGTATGAGACGCCCGCGACGCGCACGAAGAAACAGGCGTGGGCGCAGAAGTACGCCGACGCCTACGAGCGCATGGTCGTGCACGAGGACGTGACCCCCGACGTCGCGTACACGGCGCTCTTCAAGCAGGTCAACGTGCCGTAGAAACAGAGTTCGGAGTTGCCGTAGTGTGCGCGCCCTCCTGGCCCCGTCACCCCTCCCCCGGGGGTGGCGGGGCTTTTTTTCGTGCGCTCGCACACCGCCGCGTGCACGTTGAGAGCGTGGTCGACAGCGCCACCGACGGTGACTGTAGCGAGGCGCGCGCCGCCTTGGTCGCAGCTCGCGAGCAGTGTCTCGTGGTGATCGGCAACCACTACGGCCACCCCGCGACCGCGACACCAGCTGACGTGCTCGCTGCGGTTAACACGCTGTCGCGGCTCGCCTTCGACGCCGGCGCCGAGTTCACGCGCGCGTCGCTGCTGCCGCCACCGCCAGACGACGCCGCGGTGGTAAGCGCGGCGGAGGCTCTGATCAAGGCGTTGCGGCCGAAGCGTTCACGCTGAGCGCTGCGTTTTGCTGCAGCAACATCCCGCGATAGTCGGCGCCCATCGTGTTCCAGTACGGCACATCGTTGGAGCCATCCCACGACATCACCACTGAGAGTCCGAGCGAAGAGAGCCGAGCTTCGAACTCGCTACGGGCGAAGAACCACGCCGGGTACGCAGCGCGATGCCCGGAGTTTACGCGTTGCACGGTGAGTCGATCGCTACGTCGATCGACCAATGGCACGCGGTCAAGAATGGTGAACGGCGCTCGCTTGCACAGATCTGCGAGCGTTGCGCTTGGGTCACGCACGTACTGCAACACGCCGCTTGCTAGCACGACGTCGAACGCTTCACCGGGTTCCAGTCGCGCGACGAAGCGCAAACCATCACCGGCACGTGCCGCGCCTGCGCGGGTCACCATGAGCGGGGTTTCGCATACCACCCATTCGACGTCGGCTTTGATCCAGGGGCGCAGTGCGTCGAAGTGGATACCGACGCCGCCGCCGAAGTCGAGCACGCGGCAGCGGGTTGCATGTCCCAGTGTAGCGAGCATGGCGAAGCCGACGCGGGCCGTGTTGTTGGTGATCGCCCCGGTGACCTGTTGCTGCGCGCTCCGTAGCATGTGCGCGACGATGGCTTCGTCCTCGTAGCCGACGTGACCGGCGGCCGCGAGTGCCGCGTCGAAGCTCGAATAGTCGCCGCTGAATCCGTGCTGTCGCACTCGCACGGCAAGTCGCCCCACGCCAGGCAGGGCACGGACGATCGGCGGGGTCAGTGATTTGACGTAGTCGCGCAGCATCACACCGCCCGTAGTGCCACGTCGACCTCGAACGCCGCCGACGCGAGCACCTTGGCGAGCTCCTGCAGCGCCGTGCGCTTCGCGTTCGGGACCGAGTTCGCGCCGCCTGACTGCAGGCCGCCGTGGTGTTCGATCTGCCAGGCGTCGGGGCGGGCGTTGAGGCGGGCGATCACCACGCCGCCGGCCATGACCGTGGCGCTCTGCCCGTGCGCGGTGGGGTGCCAGGTGATCACGACCGGCTCTCGCGCACGCGGCGCACCGTTGCAGCGTGGCCGGTGAGCGCCTCGGCCTCGGTTGCGTAGCGATACTCGCCCTCGTCCTCGTGGCCGAACACCATGGTCTCGAAGAACCGGGGCGGCGCCTTGGGGTCGAGCGACGGGGCCATCATCCCGGTCCAGATCGTCACCACCCGCACGTCGCCGATCATGTCCTCGGCGAGGAACCGGTACTCGAGATCGTCGAACAGGCGCTGCCACTCCTCGGACCCGATCGGGCGGCCAGCGCGGTCGAAGTGGATGTGCATGGGGTGCGTCGTACCGCGTGCGGTCACGCGCCCGCAACAGCCGCTGCCATCAGCCGACAACCCGCCCATGCACTGGTACGACCTGGACCCCGACCGCGGCGTGCTCGAACTCGACGGCCCCGGGCCGCTCGACGTTGAGCTGGTGCTTTGGTGGGGCGACGGGGAGCGCACCCGGGCGCTGTGGCTGCTCTCGCAGTCGGGGCGGGCCTTGGGGTGGGCGGCCGTTGGGGATGCGTGAGCTACCCGCGCCACCACCACACGCCGGCTACCAGCGCCATCATCGCGGCCGAGCACCAGAACCGGAGCCGGCCGTAGTAGCGCTCGATGCGTTCGATCTCGGCGCGCACCTGCGCCTGTTCGGCCGGCGTCAGGCGGGACCAGTTGGGCTCGGGCACGTCGGCGAGGGTAGCGCGCGTTCAGGGGCGGGGGGCAACAGGCGTTCAGCCGGGCCGCGGCTCAGTAGACCAACGGGCAAGTGCCCGAAATGATTACATCGGCCATGATGCCCAGTGGCACAATCGCGCCCCCGCAACTGCCACTAGACATCGTCCCGGCAACGGTCGGGGCGATGCCTATGCCCAATAAAGCCGACGGCACCAGTTTGAACTCGACGTCGTAGCCGTCGCGCGCTGGTCGGCACCGGATGACGGCGTCGCGGACCATGCCGCGCAGCAACTCGCGCGACTCGACGGGCCGGATCTGCGCTGCCTCGGGGAGTTCGCGTAGGAACGCGCGCATCTGCTCGATCGACGGGATCATCGGCACTGACCCGAGTTCGGCGGCGAGGCGCACGAGAGTGGCGCGCTGCAGCTCGGCGTAGTCCTCTTTTTCCTTGAGCTTCGCCAGGATGCTCGGCGTCGCGTTGCCATCCGCGACGTACTCGAGCAGTGCCGAGATCTGGGTCTCGGTGCGCGTGAGGGCTGCGCGACGCTGGGTGATTTCGGACTTGATCTCGCGGTCCTTGGATCCGAGCGAACTGGCCCATGCCGCACGCATGGCCTCAAGCAGCTTGGGTGCTCCGGCGGTATCCCGAATCTGGTCGAGCACCCACTTGCGCAGCGATTGCTCGAGGATGGATTGCGTGTTCGTGCAGCCGTGGCCCTTGCGGTAGGCGCTGCACCAGTAGTAGCGACGGCCGGGGCTGCCACCGCCGATGGTCATGAAGTCGCCACAGACGTCGCAGACCAGGAGTCCGGACAGGGGATAGCCGGCCTTGGGGCGCTTGCCCTGTGTATACGTCTTGTGCGTGTCGGCACGCTTGGACGCGGCACGGTCCCATGTGATGGCGTCGACGATGCGCAGATCGGGCCGGTCGTCACGCAGCCACTCCGAGCGAGCGCGCATGCTCTTGCCACGCTTGCCGCTCGCCGAGTCGCGCTCGTATTGTCGCTTGTTGAAAAAGACGACGCCTTGGTAGATGTCGTTCGCGAGCATGCTGTTGACGGTGGTGTGTGACCACTTGCCGCCGCGCGGGCTCAGAATGGCTGACGTGTTGAGTCGCTCAGCGATCATGCGGATGCCGACGCCCGCGACGTACCAGCCGAACACGCGGCGCACCACCGCCGCTTGCTCGTTGTCGATCTCGAGGCGCATGCGTCCACTGGCGTCGCCGGCCGGGACGCTCCGATAGCCGTACGTCTTGCCGCCCGTACTCATGCCGGCTCCAAACAACCCGTCCATGCCGCGGCGAGTGCGGTGCTTGATCTCGTCGATGTAGCCCTCGGCCATCGCGCTCTTGATGGTGCCGAGCAACTTGGCGGAGTGCTGTCGGCTGTCGATGCCATCGTTGATCGCGAGCAGCCGGGCGCCGTGAGACCGCAGGCTCTTGAGCACACGATCGTTGATCCCGACGTCGCGGCCGATGCGCGACAGGTCCTCGGTGACCACCACGTCGACGGTGCCGGTCTCGACAGCAGCAAGCAGTGCCTGCAACCCTGGACGCGCTGACGTGGTGCCGCTGATGGCAACGTCCGCGAACACCAGGTCGTCAGCGATGCGGCCTCCGGCGCGCTCGACATAGTCGCGGCAAACCCGCACCTGATCCTCGATGCTTCGAGGGTTTTGCTTGTCCGTCGAGAACCGGGCGTAGACGGCTACTCGTTGTCCTTGCATGCGCGCTCTCGTTCCCAATCCCGATACAGCTCGCAGAGGAATGCCACAAACGGCGACCATGGGTCAGGTGGCGCGCCGCCGTCCACCCCGGTCTTGGGGGCTGCTCCACCGCGCCGCGACTTCGGACGTTCAAGGGTCTCCGCCGCTCCCATCACCGCACCTCACTTTCGAACAGCGCGTCGCTACCCTTCACCCCGCTACCGATCGTCTCGACCACCTGCCGCGCGCGCAGCCGCTGAATGTACGCGTCCCTGCTCGACCGCGCGTAACCCGTCGCGTCGCTGATCGCGGCCCGGTCCACTGGCTCTGGCCATGCGGGCAACAGCAGCTCAAGGATCCGCCGCTCACCCTCGGGCAGGCGTTCGAGCCAATGCCGCTGCAGCGCAGCTCCGGTCGGCAGCGGCTCGAAGTCCGGGGGCAGGGCTGCGCGTCCCGCGGCGGTAGGTACGATGCGGTCGGCGCTCTGGTCGACGTAGCCCTTTTCACGCAATCGCTGCAGGTACGCGTCGCGCGTCGAGCGCTTGTAGCCGGTGACCACGGTGAGCTGCTCGCGCGTTACGCCGTGCGGGTACTGCGCCACGGCTGTCAGCGTGATCGCTTCGCCCTTGGGCAGCGCGCCGTTGGCGGCCGCCCGCTCGGGCTTCGGGGCCGAGCGCTTCACGTGCGTCGTGTGCTGCTCGTTGAGCATGAAGGTGCGCGCGGGAGCCTCCGTGAGCACCGCGGACGCAGCGTCCGTCGGCGTGAAGTCGTCACCACCACCGCCGAGCACGTGGAACCGCGCCCGCACTGCGGCGAGATGTGCGCGGACGGCCTCGACGTCGCGGGCCATGTCGTTGAGTCTGCGGAGGTCGCTCGCCGTCACGCGGGGTGCGGGATCTGGCTTCGGCTTGTCGCGGAGCTGCTTTTCGAGCGCGGCGATCCGCCGGCGAAGTTCCCGCGGGTCGTCGGCCTTGGCGCGCTCGATCGTGGAGGCCATCTGGCGGCGCACGGCGTCAAGGTCGACCTGGGCCACAGTCTTCGGCTCGCTGCGCTTCTGTCCGGCCTTGGGCGTGGCGCCGCTGTCGAACGTCTCGATCGGCGCGGTGTGGATGCGCTGGAAGACCCCGCGGTCGGTCGGCCAGCCCGGCGACCACACCCACGCGTCGCCGACGGGCAACGACGGGAGCGAGTCCATCAGCGTCTTGCGCTGGTGGGGCTCGCCGTGCACATCGATCCACGCGTTCATGGCGTGCAGGTCCTGCGGGGCGATGGTCCGGAGCGCGATCAAGATCTGCGCCTGGGTGAGCACGTTCTTATTCAGCACCGCGGTGCGCTGGGTGACGAACGTGCAGCCGATCCCGCGCTGGCCGCCGCGGCGGACGACGTCCTCGATGGCGCCGAGCATGCGGGCCTCGTTCGGTTGTGGCCGCTGCGGCGCGATGGCGTCGGCTTCGTCCACCACCAGCATCAGTGGCGTGCGGTACTGCTCGCGGTTCTTGAGCCGGTACAGCGTCTCGAGAAACGCCGTGCAGAACGTCGCGACCTCGTGTTTGCGCAGTGACGACAGGTCGAGCAGGGCGCTGACGCACTCTTCGACCACCAGCTTGGCCACCACGTCGCCACTACCGGGCTCGAGTGGCAGGTCGCCGCGCTCGCCACCGATGATCAGGATCGGGAGACCGGGCCCCTTGCCATCGTGCGACGAGCGGATGCCCCACCAGTCGCCCTTGGGGTCGAGCACCACCACCTGTTGGCCGGCGGCGTGCAGCTGCTCGGTGAACTTGCGGGCCAGGAACGACTTGCCGACACGGCGCTTGGCTACGATGGCGATCGTCTGGGTGACGACATCGAGCGGCAGCGCAAGTGGGGGCTCGGTGCTGATCGCGAGCTTGTTCACGGCTGCACCTCCGGGAACCGTCGCACACGCAGGTCGTCCGGCCACTCGAGCGGATCGCCGCCCTTGCGATCGCGAAGCTTCATGTCGATGTCGACGCCACGCGCGCGCGTGTCATCCCACGGTAGACCGCCGAGCTGCTTCACGAAGCATGGGACGCGAGTGGCCGCGCACTGCTGCACGACACTTTGGATCCAGCTCAGTCGACATGGTCGCGCGCCTGGGCCTGACTCACCGCCGACAATCACCCAGTGCAGTCCTGTGTACCAATAGGTCTCGCCGTCGGTGGCGACGCGGGACTCAGTGGACCGGGCTCTACGGAACACTCCGCAGCGGTCGCATCTGCCTTGACGCAAGGGGTAGTCGTTCTTGCACTTCGGACACCAGTCACAGATCCACTTCTCGACGTCGATCGGTGCGAGCAACGGCTCCGCGCTGACGAACCGGACCGCGGCCGGGCAGTCCAATAAAAGCGGGATGCGCTCGTCGACCACGGCCTGGTTCTCGCACGACACGCCCAGCCATACGTTCGGCAGCGGCCACGCGCCTACTAGGCCGAGGTAGTCGACGTCGGCCCCGTGGTTCGCGGCATGGATGCCGCAGACGACCGACGCCGGCGGCTCACCTGGGCCAGTGCAATCCTGATCGCGCATCCACTCGAACCACCGCCGCATGCGGCTCGGTCGCTTCGTGAGGACTTGGAAGGTATGCCGAGGGGTCGCAGCCATGACTCCGAACACCGCGGCGATCTGCTCGTCGGTGATGTCCTCGTGGAACAGGTCGGACATGCTGTTGACGAACACGCGGCGCGGCTTGTGCCACTTGAGCGGCTCGTCGAGCATCTCGGGCACGAAGCGCACACGGCCGTTCCACCGCGGGCCCTGCTTGCCAAGCGTCGTCAGTCCCTCGTACGGCGCGCCTGGCTTCTGTCCGAAGCGGTAGGCGACGCGCTCGGCGTAGCAATGCTCGCAGCCGGCGGAGACGCGGCCGCAGCCCCTGATCGGATTCCAGGTCGCATCGCACCACTCGATCGCGCTCGTGGTGGCCATCAGCACCACCTCGCGGCTGCGAGCGCGACCAGCGCCCAGATCGGCAGCGAGCACGCTACCCCGAGCAGGCGGCCGCGCGGTGCGTCGACCTTGCGTGGAACAGCGCGCTCGGTGCCGGGCTCGGTCATAGGTGGTCCACCTCCGCGACGCTGCCGATGGTGAACGGGTGGTCCTGCGTGTACGCGGCCGCGTCGTAGTCGCAGCGGTCGCACACGCCGCATGGGTGTCGCCGGGTGCAGGTGCTGGGCACGAGCTCAAGCGGCAATGCGCTCGGGGGTCGATGGTTGAACTGCGGAGGGCGCTGCGAGGGGTGACGGTTTTTGGCGGTCGTTCGCATCTGCGGACCTTTCAGGGTGACGGGAGGACGGCATCGGACGGGAGAACAACGTCAGGCTCGGCATGCGGGCGCAGGGGAATGGTCACGTCGCACCATTCAGAGGCTTCGATGACCTCGTCACGATCGAACACCTTGAGCAAGAACTGGCCCGCAACGTCGTCGCGACCTGCGATCCGTTTGTAGTCATCGAAGACGTCGACGATCCGCCGCACGTGCGCAGCCTTCGCGCGGCACCGGTGCCAGTCCTCCCACAGCCCTTGGAGCGCATCTCGCTCGGCATCGAGTTGTCGTCGATAGGTCTCGCGTCTGCGTTCGTTCTCCGCCTTGGCGGCTGTCGCCTTTTCGACGGTTCCGCGGGCGCCGCGGATCGTATCGACCGAGTGAACACGGACCTCTTTGATGTGGCCGTCTCCGAGAGGACATGCGACCGGGATGCTCTGCCCGTTCACATACTCGTGATCGAGCCGGACACTCTGACGGAGCGCCTGCGTCGCAGCCTCGGCGGTGAGAAAGCCGAGGAAGGTCGAGTGGTAGTCGGCCCCGATGACGTAGAGCACCTGGTCAGGCTCAGGCAAGCTCGGCTCATCCACGGGTTGGACCATCTTGGCGCGCAGCACGCCCTTGGTCATGAGCTCGGCGTCGATGTATCGCTCGACCTCCTGCTCGTTGAGCGCCGCGCGCTCCGCTTCTGACAGGTCCCAGTACGTTTGCATGATCACGTGGCGGTCTCCTGTGGTTCGGACTGCTCCTCTACTGCGGTGTCGCTTGCGGGTGCTCCGTTGCGCCTGCGTCGACGGCGGTCGCGCACATCGACCAACCGGTCGCGCAGCCGCTCGAGGTCGCGCAGCACGGAAGCCAAGGTCGCCTGATCGGTGTCCGATAGCGTGCGGCCGACCAGGTCGGCGGCGACGTCTTTGAGGTTCCACGCGGCATCCTCGACACTGCGGGCTTCGTTCTGTTCGGTCGCTGGCTTCATGACGTGACGCTCTCCCGTGCCGGCTGGCGCGCGAGCCAGCTGTGAAAGTCGACCCATTGCTCGGCCTCGCGCTGCCGCATCCACCCAAGCACCTCGCCGAGGCACGGCGCTCCCCTCGGCCATTGCTTGCCGACCAGCTTGATCAGCAGCTCACCAGTTGCGCGCGCGTCGTCCTCGGCGCGATGCGCGTTCGCAAGCTTCACACCGTGGCGCGCACACGCTGCGGTGAGCTTGTGGCGACCGGCCCCGCGCACATACCGGTCAAGCACGCGCACGAGCGGCAGCGCATCGAGCCAAGGCCATGTCCAGTCGGGCAGTGCCGATGGCGGAACGAACCACCTGTCGAAGCCTGCGTTGTACGCGGCAGGCTGTGCCCCGGCGAGGGCCTCGCGCGTCGTGGTGCTCTCGAAGAAGTCGGCAACGCTCGGCATCCCATGCACCTGCTCGTCGGTGATGCCGTGGATCTTGGTCGCGTCGGGTGGGATGGGCATGGCGGGGTCCAACAGCGAGCCGCACTGGGTGACCAGGCGGCCCTGCTCGAAGCGCGCGATGCCGACTTCAACTGCTCGGTCGATGCCGGGCCGAACGCCTGTGGTCTCGAAGTCCACGACGGCGATCGGCACGGTGTGCCACGGCGCGAAGTACGGCACCGGCTGCGCGCTCATGCACTGGCCTCATCGCTCGGCGCGTCATTCGCGGTGTCGTCGCCCGGCTCGTGCACCTCGCCCGTCTCGGGGTCGAAGTCGATGTCGTCGCCCACAGGGTCCGGCTCGTCGCTGGCGCCTGGCTCGGGTGCGCTGCGTGCGGCGATCACGCGGCGGGCGGCTTCGCGCAGCGAGTGCGGCGCCTTTTCGTGGTTGGCGAAGAACTCGAGCTTTGCGACGTCGTACTGCCGCAGCGGGTTGCCGCCGTGGTTCTTCGCGTACGACGCCGGGATCACGAAGTCCTCGGGATCGAGCTCGGGGTCGTCACCGGCCGCCCACGTCGCCAGCTCCTTGCCCACCGTCTCGCTGAGCGGCCCCTTGGTGCCGAGCAGCAGCTCCCGGAACTGCTCCGGCAGCTTGATCATTTGCTTCTCGCCGATCTCGTTGCTCGCCCACTCGGGCACGCCACCTGCGTTCGGCAGCAGCAGGGCGTTGAGCGTCATCTCGTACACGAACTCCTCGCCCGCGATCGGCATGAAGCCGCGGGGCTCGGGGTCCTTGCCGCGCTCGACCTTGATCTTTTCCTTGGCCCGGAAGCAAAAGATGAAGTTGCAGGGCTGCTGCAGGATGCTGTTGATCATCCGCCGCCGCGCCTGCTTTGGCTTCGACCACGCGAGCATCTTGACCTTCTCGGCCTTGGCCGCGTCGCCGCGACTGAGCCGCTGCACCTCGGCCTCGTGCATCTCGAGCACGCCGCCCGGGCCCTCGTGCTCGTGCGACATGCTGTCGACGATGATCACCTTGGCGCCCTTGCGCACGCAGTGCTCAATCGCGGCGAGGTAGTCGAGCGGGCCGAAGGGTGCGCTAAACACCACGTGGCGGAACTTGAAGCGCGACGCGTAGTGCAGCGCGCGGCGCGCCTCGGTGTCGATTACGAAGATCTCCCCACCGCTCACCTGCTGAATGCCCGTCCCCAAGCGCAGCGCTGAGTACGTCTTGCCGCTGCCCGACGGTCCCATCAGGCCGATCATCAGCGGCACGTGCTCGCGCACCGCGGGCCGATCATCGAACGACCTCATCTTCGCACCGTTGCTGCCGTTGCCATTCCCGTTGGTCGTCACGCTGCTACCTCCCCCTCTTCCTCGGATTCGACCGCGCGCTCAAGGGCCCAAGGGCTCGCCTCGATGCGCAACACCTCGCCGCGTGAATACGCGGGCCATTCACCGGTCGCCGTGCAGTGCGCCCACGTGTCGATGGCCTGCGTCCAACGCGCATCACCGAGCTGGCGCATGCTACCGGCGGGCTCAGCAGGAACCACGACGTATGGCTCGGTGAGCTCGACGAACAGCCAACGGTACTTCACGCGGCCTACGAGTTTCGGCTCGATCCGCTCGACCCCGCGTGTGTAGGCGGCCGACTGGATGTGATAGCTGTAGCTTTCAATCGCTTTCTGGATCGCCCGTGGGTGTGCCGAGCGGCAGGACTTCAGGTCGTATATGAGACCTTCGGCGCGAATGACGTGATCCATCAGCGCGCGGCACTGCACCACGGTCCCGTCGGACGCGATCTCCTGCCAGAACGCTGCGATCTCGCTCAAGCCGTTGAGACGGATGTCGTACTCGATGAGGCGCGCAGCGATGTGCCCGCATGCGATGCTGGCCTTCTCGAACTCGCGCTCGAGCACCGGCAGCTTGCCGGCCTCGATCGCCTCGTCGCGCTGCGCCTGCGCGGCCTTGGTGCGGAAGCTGTCGGCCTTTACGACGACGATGCTGCTGTCGACCTCGTCGGCCGGGCGCAGCAGCAGCTCGTGCGCGAGTGAGCCGCCACGCAGCGACTTCGTTGGCAGCGTGCGCTTGGCCGCACCCAGACGCGGGTGCTCGTGCCACGCATGCATCGGCGACTTGGTGACGATGGTCGCGGCGCAGTGCGAGCTGAGCGACGGCACCGCGCACGGGTCGGCGTGATACTCGGCCGCCGGCATAGAGACGAACCCGACGTTTGGCGCGGTCATGAGCGAGCCTCCGTGAGTGCGGTGCGGAACAGCGACAGCGCTTCGTCGGCGGTGCGCGCTTCGATATAGCGGGCGGGGCCGCGCTCGGTGGGCCACCAAGAGATTGAGTACTGGGTGCGATCGATCGTGCCGTAGCGCTCAACATAGTGACCGCGGTTCACGGTCACCGACCACGAGCCCGGCGCGCGCTTGCCGACTTCGTCGACCAGGCGCGACAGCTCGCTGTGCTGGCGTAATGCGGAGAGCTCGATCTCGAGCGCTTCAACTTCGCGCTCGCACGCTTCGCACGGCTCCTCGGCCTCGCGCTCGTCGGGGTTGAACGGCGGCGAGCACTTCCACCCGTCGTAGTTTTCGAGGCCTGTGCTCATGACGCGCGCTCCGCAGGTGACAGGTCACACGCCTCGCACTCGGCGAGCGTCCGAGCTGCGCTCGCCATGCGGCGCTCGTACGCGGCGGCGCAGCTCGGCTCGGGGCAGAGCACTGGGCGGTCGGTGTCGTCCTGCCAGCGCGGCGCGATCACCCCGCCGTCGCGACAGACCGGGCAGTCGTAGTTGCGGTTCACTGGCCACCTCGGCTGGTCAGCGTCGCGCCGAACCAGCGCGCGGGCGTGCCGGTAGCGTTGCGACGGGTGTTACGGGCGGGACGCAGCGCGAGGACGATGGTCACCAGCGCGCGTTGGCTGTCGACGACGGTGAGCCCGCAGCAGAGTGCGAGCACCGCAAGGTCGTGGCGAGTCATCGGCACACCGCATGGCGCACGCTGCCGTCAGCGGGGTCGATCGCGAGCGTCTCGGTGGAACTACAGGGCTGCGCGCACTCAGTGCAAAGCGACCAGTGCGGGGCGGGGGCGTACCCTTTGCTGGCCGTGCGCTCACGCACCAGCTGGTCGAGGGACAGGGCGGCGACGCGGTACTCCGCCGGCGTAGCGGCGTCGATGGCCCGTAAAACGGCCAAAAGCTCCGGGTCTAACCGCGGAATCTCGGGCGACGCAGCCGACTGAACTTCACGACTTGCGAGGAATGCCATGACTCAATCGTAGACGATTCTTTACGTTCGTCAATGAACCGCATAAACGCGTGTCAAAAAAAAGTGAGGGCCGCGTCGTTTTTTCCACATTCGCGCACATTTACACCCGGGCGGGTCGGACATGTACGCAGAGCATGGATTTCTCGCGCAGGATCGCGAAATCAGACGTGATTACCGATGCTTGCGCGTCATGATGCAAACTTGCATCAACCTGCTACAAGACCCGGCTTTCACTCTATCTGACTACTTCAGATGATACGCGACCCGTCGATCCGGCTAGATCTACCCTTTTGATGACGGTCACGATTTCCGCGTAGGGTCGCACCCCTATGGCGAACATGAACCACGGCCACAGTGGGCGGGTGTGCGATCTGGTTCGGCACGTGTTGACGATCACAAAGGGGCTCGGCAACGCGTTCGCGTTGGCGGCAGACCTGGGACTCGAGCTACGGGGCGGCGAGCGGTCGGCTGCTTGCCTCCGGGAGGAGTCCATCTACTACAACAGCACAGTCGATGTCGAAGCGCAGTGCGATGACATCGCTCAATGCATCGTCCAATGGTGCTTGAGAGAGCGGTGCGTCACGGCTTCCCGGGCCGAGATAGCGGCCGTGGCAGCGCAGATCACCGCAGAGCGAATCGAATGCGCGCGCTGCGCTGAGACTCACGAACAGGTCGCGGGCGCCGAGGAGGCGGACGACGTTTCGCCGGTCGGAACGGGCGCTTTGGCTACCGAACACGTTTAGGGGACGGCGGCTCATGGGCCATGTCCTTAGCCATCTCGTTCACGGCGGCGTCCATCGCAGGCTGCACACGGCGTTGACGCATTCCCAGGATGAACGCGCGTTTGATGCTCCCGTCGACGCGCGGATACCGGTATTTCTGCAGGTGCGACTGCAACGCGCTCAATTCGTCAGGCGTCGGCCGCAGCTCGTCGAGCACGTCGTCGTCGCTGGCGTCGGTGGCGTCGTTGTCATCCACGTCGGCGCTCCTGCGCTGCTGCACAGCACCCGAGCGATTGCGTTTGGCCGGGAAGTCTTTGTAGTGGCGGTCCTGGCCTTCGGGCCACGGCTTGTAGAAGAAGTCGGGGTCGATGTTCATCTTGTCGCAGACACGGTCGATGATCTCGCCCTTGACGTTGTCCCGCTTGTCGTTGAGGAAGTCCGACACCACCGCAGGATCGAGCGTGGTCCGGCGAGCAATCGTCGCCCGCGCTCCGCGGATACCACCCAGCTCTTCTTCCATTTGCCGCAGCAGTAGCGTCAGGCGCGGCGCTGCGCGCGAGGGGGTTCGAGCCATGTCGCGGATAGTCGCGCGGTCTTTTTGAACTTCGTCATCGACTGTCAACGCGTGCTCACTTTTATTGAACCGAGTCATTGACGTCCATCATGGTTCGTCTAGAATCGAGACTGTGATGGGAGCCCCCGAAACACTTCGCGCGTGGCGTGGCGAACGAACTCTGCGAGAAGCGGCGGACATCATTGGCTGCGATCCGAGCTATTTGAGCCTCCTCGAGAATCGCAAGCGGGTCCCATCCGACCGCAAGCTGTCTCTGAAGCTATTCAAGATTGCGGGGATTCCTCCGGAAGCGTGGGATGATGAACCGGACGTCGTACACGAGACGACAATCGTCGACACCTTGACGACTGTCAATGGCCCCCAAGCAGAATCTCCGCCGCCGCCGGCCGCACGAGCCTGTGAGGTTTGCGGGGCGCCCGACGACGCCACCGACGAGCCTCACGAGGGCGCCGCGTGAGCAACCGGTCGCTTGATGCGTGCGCTGCTGTCATCGGCTCGCCGGCAACCCTGTTGCTGAGCCGGTGGCGTTTTCTCAACGCTCGCACGGAGCCCAACACCTAGCCGAACAGCGACCGAGCCACGGCGCTGCAGTTCTGGCGCCTGTCACCGACCCGAAAGGAAAGTGCAGATGCCAGACGAAGCGACGCAGGAAGGGCCGCGCGCGTTTACGCGGTTTCTGGAGCGACTCGGCGACGGCCAAGCGGCCACCGACTTGAGCAAGGAGCTATTCGACCTCGGCGCGGTGCTACGCCAGCACGCGCTCGAGCGCGGCGAGGGCAAGGGTCAGCTGCAGCTGACGCTCTCGTTCAAGGTCGACTCCTTCGGCCAGGTCATCGTCGGCTATTCGATCAAGACGAAGGAGCCCGAGGCGGCGCGGCCCGCGAGCGCGCTGTGGCTGACGAAGGGCGGCAACTTCACGGTCGACAACCCGCGTCAGCAATCGTTGCCGCTGCGCGAGGTCACGACGCCGGAGGGTCAAGTCGTCGAGGTCCAGGACGCTGCGCCGTTGCGCGGGGGGTTCTGAGCCATGGGCTACGACGACGAGATTGAGACGGGCGATGCCGCTGCGATCCTCGAAGCCGCGGCGAAGTTCGCCGAGGTGGAGGTCTTGGAGCTCAAGCGGAGCGAGGATGGCAGCGCCGAGGTGCTCGCGGTGCCGAAGGGCAAGACGCTGCACAGCGCCAAACAGTTCCTCGACGAATACCGCAGCGCGCCCGACCGCAAGCGCGGCACGGCGACGCTGACGACGCTCAAGAGCTTCTGCGATCACGTGAAGCGGTTCGCCGACAAGGACAGCGCGCTGTTCGCCAACACCGATCCGCGAACGCCCAGCCTGACGGCGGTGCTCGACTACCACGAGGGCAAGAACGGATCAGCGCGGTTCGGTCAGCACCGCGCCGTCTACAGCTTCCCCATCTCGGACGAGTGGCGCGCGTGGACGAGCACGCGACCCATGCCGCAGGCCGACTTCGCGCAGTTCATTGAGGACCACCTGCACGACGTGATCGACCCGTCGAGCGCCGGCAAGGAGGCGTGGGGCTTCGTCGAGCAGCTCGAGATCGCGCTCTCGACGCCGTCGCAGCTGTTGGCGCTGAGCAAGGGCCTCACGGTCTACGTCGAGGCCAAGGCCAAGCACACGGTCAACCTGAGCACCGGCGAGGGCTCGCTCCAGTTCGAGACCGAGCACCGTGACGCGACCGGTGCGCCGCTCAAGGTGCCGCGCGGGTTCGCAGTCGGGGTGCCGGTGTTCACGGGCGAGGCGCGGTACAGCCTGCCGATCCGGCTCCGGTACAAGGTCCGCGAGGGCCGGGTGACGTGGGAGCTGCTGCCCCACCGGGTCGACCAGGCGTTCCGCCACGCGGTCACCGAGGCCTGCGATAAGGCGTCCGCCGAGACGGGGTTGCCGCTGTTCTACGGGACCGCTGAGACCTGATGGAGGGCGTGTAGGCATGCAGTGGGTGCGTCTCGATAGCCAGGCTTTCAGTCATCCGAAGCTCCTCCGAGCGGGTGCGGAGGCCTGCGCTCTATGGGCTGCGGGGCTCTGCCACTGCAATACGCACGCGACCAACGGCCGGATCGACCTCGACATGATCCCGCTTTTGTTCCCGCCGCTCGGCCCGTTGAAGGCGGGTCGACTCGCGAAGCGGCTGTGTGAAGTGGGGCTCTGGCACGACCGTGGCGACCACTACGAGGTGCACGACTACGAGGACTTCCAAGCCGAGGCGACCAAAGAGACGGTGACCGCGCGCCGAGAGTACGAGCGCTCACGGAAGCGCGAGCAGCGGTCCCGGGGACGGCGTCCCGCGGATGTCCGGGACAACGTCCGGGACAATGTCCCGCGGGACGAGCGGGACATGTCCGGGACCAGTGTCCCCGATTGTCCCGACCTGTCCCCTCGCGCGGGTACGCGCGCGGGCGTGCCCGCGTCCGACCGACCGACCGACCGACCGATCAGACAGACCGAAGCAGTGGTGGTGCCGATCAGCGATCGGGGATCGACGCGCGCTGCCGCCGCCGCACCCTCGGGCCCGTCTTCACAAAACCTCACGGCGGCGCAGGTGGCGGCCGTGTGGAACCGTGTCGGCGCACCGGTGTGGGCGGTCTCCCGGGCGGGCGCGCTCTACCAGCCCCTCACGCACCACGAGAAGCACTTCGAGGCCTTGGCGGTCGGGCTCAACGCGCTCCCCGATCCGCGCGGCTCGCTCGAGACGCTGGTCGCGTACTTTTGGCTCGCTCCGCACGGCCCGGTCGGCAGCGGCCGCATCGCGAACCCAAAGCCCGAGGTGCTCGTCGAGGGCTTCACGCGCGACCTGGCCGAGGCCCTCGCGTGGAAAGCGGGCGAACCGCCGCCGGCGCCAAGCGTGAACGGCCATCGCGTCGCACGCGCATCGTCGATGCCGCCATCGGACCGCGCCGAGCTGCAGCCGTTCCCGCCGATGCCGACGATCCCTCGCGAGGTGCCGAAGTGAGACTGCACTTGCCGCACGATGCAGCCGCCGAGCGCGCGGTGCTCGGCTCGGCGTTGCTCGATCCCGAGTGCTGGGTCGCAGCGGCCGAGGTCCTGCGCTCGAGCGACTTCTACGACCCCAAGCACGCGACGACGTGGCGCGCGATGGAGGCGCTCAGCAAGACCGGCGTCACGCTCGACAAGCTGCTCGTGCGCTCGCAACTGCTGACGTCCGGCATGCTCGAGCAGGCCGGCGGCGACGAGTACCTCGCCGAGCTCGGCGAGCACATCCCGACGACCGAGAACACGGTGCGTCTCGGCAAGCGCGTGCAGCAGCTGTCGATTGTGCGCCGCGTGCAGATGGCGGCCATGCGCCTGGCCGACGAAGGCAGTCAGCCGATCGCCGACCTCGACGACTACATCGACCGGGCATCCACAGTGCTCGCGAGCCTGTGCCACCAGCGCGGTAGCGACCTCGATGTGATTCCGTTGGCCGACGCGCTCGACGAAGCCTACGCGCGGCTTGTGCAGCGGCAGAGCGTCGGGCAGTCGCTGCTCGGCCACAGCACGGGCCTCATCGACCTCGACCACGCGATCGGCGGCCTGACGCCTGGCGACCTGATCGTGCTGGCCGCTCGACCCGCGATGGGCAAGACCGCGCTTTGCAACACGCTCAAGCTCGGCGTCGCGCGCAGCACCCAGCACCCAGTGCTGTCGCTCGAACTCGAGATGACGCGCGAGCAGCTCAGCCACCGCGTTCTGTCGACCGAGTCGGGCGTCGACATGCGTCGCATTCGCGCTGCTGCGCTGAGCGGCCACGACATGGGCGACCTTGCACGCACGGCGGACGAGCTCGGCAGGCTGCCGGTGTTTTTCATCGACCGCCGCGGCACGAAGATCAGCGCTCTGCGCAAGGCCGCGCGACGGCTTGTGGCAAGCCGCGGCCCGCTGTCGCTCATCACCGTGGACTACCTGCAGATTGCGAAGGCTGAACGCCGCGAGGAGCGCCGCGAGCGCGAGGTCTCAGACATCAGCGCGCAGCTCAAGACGTTGGCCGGCGAGATGAACTGCCCGGTGCTCGCGCTCTCACAGCTCAACCGCGGCGTCGAGTCGCGCTCCGACAAGCGCCCGATGCTCAGCGACCTGCGCGAGTCGGGCAGCATCGAGCAAGACGCCGACACGGTGATGTTTCTCTACCGGGACGAGGAGTACCACCCGAAGACCACGCAGGAACCGGGCATCGCCGAGGTCATCGTCGCCAAACAGCGCTCGGGGCCGACCGGCACGATCAAGCTGCGCTGGGTGAAAGAGCTCACGCGGTTCCAGGACGTCACAGCAAGCGACCTGCGCGGGACGCAGGCCGAGATGGCTTACGGGCAAGGTCACAGCGCCGGCAGCAGCAACGGCGCACGCAACGGGCACAGCGGCAACGGGCACTCACAAGCGGGGAGAGACGGCGCATGACGAGCGAGCGACACGAGCGAGCAGAGCTGATCGCGGCGATCGGGAACGACCTCGACGCCGCAGCACGCCGGGCCATCGCGCAGTACCGCGACCTGGGCGAGCACCACCTTGCAAGCGCGATCGAGTGCAGCAAGCGCGACATGGACCGCTCGGTCAGCAAGCGCACGGCCGAGCTCGTCGGACCGCACCTGCGCAAACCGCGCTGCGCGGCGGAGTGGCCGGCATACGTCGACCAGCTGCGCGCCAAGCATGCGGCCGCGGCGCGCGCGGACCGGGCTGCGTTCGGCAAGGTGGTCGACATCGACCCCACACGCCAGGCCGTGCGCGTGCGTGCCGAGGCGGGCCGCGTCGAGCGCGACAGTCGGGCTTTGCTGCGCACCGCACAGGAGACGCTCGATGCCGGCTGAAGTCTGCCTCGAGTGCATGCGTGCGCTCACGACTGACGGCGTGGCCTGGTCGTGCAACCCGTGCCGTCGCAGCGGCTGCTACGACCGCTTCACGCTGCCCAACGGCCGAGTGCTCGTCGTGCGCATGGTCACGCGGTGGAGGGCCGCGGCATGACGCTCACCGCGCTCGCAATCTCGCTGTGCGCCATCGTCGGCGGCTTCGGCCTGTTCGCGCTGTACATCGCGCTGGTCGAGTTCGTCGCGCGTCGCAACTGGCGCAGGCGCAACGGAGGTGACCGTGGCTGACCTACCCGTGCTCGAGTGGGACGAAGGCAGCACCGACGCGCTCGCGGACATCGCCGACCTTGGCGTTGTGGGGCTCATGGCGTGGGGTCACATGTGGCAAGTGTCGTGGGCGGATGACCGCGTGACCGGTCCCGCTGCGTCGAAGCAGGAAGCGCGCAAACTCGCGCGAGCCTACGCCAAGACGTTGCTGCGCCAGGTGCTCGATCAGCTCGACCGCGCTCACGACCCCAACACGGGCCTCGTGGTGCAGGTGCCGGACGAGGTGCACGATGGCTGACTACCGCCAAGCCGACCTCGACGAGGCGCGCAAGCTAGTGCCGGACGCGCACCCGAAAGCGCAGGAGCGTGTGGCCCGCGCGCTCGCTCAACGAGAGCGGCTCGGTGCCGAACGCATGCGACGCGAGCAGGTGGTGCCGCTGCTGAATGCAGTGATCACGGGGGAGGTGCAACGTGGCTGACGCAGCGCACGACCCCGTCGACCACCCGCCGCACTACACCTTCGGCAGCGTCGAAGTCATCGACGCCATCGAAGCCTGGCAACTCGGTTTCCACCTCGGCAACGCGGTCAAGTACATCGCGCGCGCCGACCACAAGGGCACCCGGCTGCAGGACCTGCGCAAGGCGCGCTGGTACCTCGACCGCGAGATCGAGCGCGCCGCTCGCGACGCTGGTCATGGCGCGGGCGTCGGCACGCCATGCTGCCCGAAGTGCGGCAAACCGCATCGCACAGCGGGCAGCTACACCATGCTGCGCTGCGACGGCTGCTGTCATGTGTGGGAACGCGCGGAGGTGGCCAATGGGTGAGCCGTACAGTGACGAGGAGCTGCTCGCGCAGACAGTCGCTACGCCTGCCGACAGCCGCTGGTTTGCAACCGTCCAACGACTGCAGTCGGAGCGAGACGACATGCGCCGGCAGCGCGATACGGCGGAGCGTGCGTGGAAGGGTGCCGAGGAACGCGCAGAAGCGGCGAAGCACCTGTGCGCCGAAGCCCGCCGCGTCGCCCGCTTGATCGTGCTCCCGAGTTCGGCGGCAACTGACGAGGTGCTCGCCGAGGCTATCCGCACCGCTCTCGCATACCCCGAGGTGCCGGCATGAGCGTCGAGTCGCAGATTCTCAACGGCCTCGCCGAGGCTCTGCTCGCGCATGTTCAAGAGGCGGCGCACATCGCAGGAAAGAGCGCGCACCTCGACTTCATCGTGGTTGTTGCGGACATGCATGCCGGCGCGATCGGCGGCTCGACCACGCTTGACCCAAAGCGATATGCCCGCGTCTTAGCAGCGCTGCACAAGCGCACCGGGGGCTCCCGTGACTGAGCCCACCCTCCTGCAGCAGGCGCGGCAGCACATGGACTCGCGCGTGTATCCGATGCCGCCCGAGTTCTTCCACATCCAGCTCGGCCTCGCGGTCGAATGCATGTTGCAGGTCCTCGAGTCGTGGTCGGCCAACGCCCTGCCGGCTGCGCCCGTGTCGATCGGGTACGAGCGCAGCTACGAGCCGAAAGACATCATCGAACGGCTCAAGGCGAACGACGCGATACTGCGCGAGAGCGAAGCGCGGCAAGCCGCCATGCGCGGTCCGGCGCACGAGTTGAGGTGCTGCGTGTGCGGCTGGCAATCTGGCCAAGGCCCTCACCACGACCATGGTCCATGGGGCCATCCAGTCGAGGCGGATATCGGCCTTGGCTTAGGTGCCGAGAAACCCGGCATGGTTGGGCTCACGTGCCGCGTAGATGCGCTCGAGGCTATGTCCGCGGCGCATCGGCACAACATCGCGACGCTGTTCCGCGACGTCGAAGCACTGCCCAAGAATCCGGCGCAGGTGCCGAGCGACCCGAAGTGCAAGGTGTGCGGCCACGTGGCCGACAGCGCGCCGCACCGGTGGGGCTCGGACGAAGTCGTCAAGCACGACTTCGAGCCGGACGAGCGCAGCCTGAGCGATCGCGTCGCGGACCTTGAGGCGATGAGCGAGGCGCACGGGCACAATATTGCGACGCTGTTTCGCGACGTCGAAGCGCTGCCGAAGCCGGTGCAATTGCTTGGCACCACCGAGGCCTCCGCTCTCGACCTCGACGAGCTGCAGCGGCTGTGCGACGCGGCGACGCCAGGCCCGTGGGAGATCGACGACGAGGGTGACCTTCGCGCCGTCTGCGCTGGCTACGACGAGTCACGTGGGCTCATGCAGCTCGTGCGGCTGTACGCGCCTGTTGCGCTCGCGACCGAGCGCCCCGAGTGGGAGTCGCACCCGCCCGACGTTGCGTTTGTCAGCGCCGCCCGCGACGCGCTGCCGAAGCTGATCGCGCGGGTGCGGGAGCTGCAGGCCCGGGTCGACCACTCCGAAAAGGAACTGGAGTGGAACACAACCAAGGACGATTCGCGCCGCGAGGTGTTGGCCCGCGAGCTGTGGTGTCGCAAGTGCGGTTTTGCAGTGGTGCCCGGCGGGAAGCACCTCAGCTGCGAGGAGCCGTCCAATGGGTGACCATGCTCTCGACCTCTTCGCCGACCCCACCGCGCCCGCCGCGCACGAGAAGTGGGTCGCCCCGCTGCTCGGCGAGTCGGTGCTCGGCATCGACCCGTCGTTGCGCGGGTTCGCGATCTGCTACTCGGTGCCAGGCCGCGCCGATCTCATCGAAGGCGAGTGGAAGTCGGAGCCGGCCGAGGGCGTGCGCGCGCGAATGGAGCGCATCGACCAGCTGATCCGCGGCACGCTGCAAATCGTCATCGCGCACAAACCGGGGCTGATCCTGATCGAGGGCTACTCGATGGGGAGCAAGTTCGGCATGGCCTTCGACCGCTACGAGCTTGGCGGCGTGCTGCGCCGTGAGCTGTGCAAGCTCACAACCTGTCCGATCATCGAGCCCGCGCCCAAGACGCTGAAGAAGTTCACAACGGGCGATGGTGGCGCGCAAAAGTCCGCGATGATCTCTGCGATCGCGCGACTGCAGCAGCGGCAGATCAAGACCGACAACAAGGCCGACGCGGCCGCACTGTGCGAACTCGGCCTAGCGCTCACCGGCCAGAAGCCGCCGCCGCTGTGGGAGACGCCGCTCGGCACGCCGGCGAGCAACGGCAAGAAAGAGCGCACGTACCTGCGAACGCTGTGCAAGGGCTTCGGGCTGCCGGAGGTGGCGCCGTGAGCTTTCCCTATTCCGATCACGAGTGTCGCTTTGTCGAGGACGGCTCCGAGCCTGGCGTGCTGCGGTCGCGATGCGAGGTCTGCGGCACGCGCCGCACGATGCCACTTTCGAGTCCCCACGAGCCGGACGCCCGCGCGCAGCTGTGGGCTCGCGTGTACGCGACGGTGCTTGGCTCGATCGTCAACACAGCCGTTGCCGAGGCGACTGGTGTAACCGCTGACCACGCTCGTCGTGTTGCGGTCGGCGTCGCCAACTACGCGGTCGCCGACTTCGACGAGCACTACCTCGGGGGCAAGGGGTGACCTGCCGACCGCTCAACTTCGGCAATGGTGTCACCGGCTGGGCGTGCAGCCGCGGCGAGCGCCCGCAGCGCTGCAAGGAGTGCGGCGGGCGCGCGATCAAGCTGTGCGACTACCCGCTCGCTGGGCGCAAAGCTGGCGCGACGTGCGACGCGAAGCTGTGCGGCCGCTGCGCCGTGAACGTCGGCCCTGACCGCGACTACTGCGGCGTGCACGCGCGCGTGAGCAAGCAGCACGAGCTGCTCGGAGGCCAACGCTAATGGCGTCGCTCGAGATGGATGCGGACGCGGTGTTCGCGACGCTGTGCATCTGCGCGACCGTCGTCGCCGTCAGCTGCAATGCCACGTTGATTGCCGAGCGTTGGGGCGGCGCCGAGTACCAGGTGCGCAAAGCGTGCGTCTACAAGACCGGCAATCCCGACTGCAGGCCATCGAAGCAAGCGGAGAAACCTACGCCATGAGAATCACCACCATCGCCCTGACACTCGCGCTCGCCGGCTGCAACTCGTCGTGCGCCGGCACGCCCAAGCCCGCGGTCAACTGGCCGCGCATCGTCTCGTGCACCGAGCCCGCGCAACTCGACCTGCTCGAACTCGTCCAGCGCATCCTGGTCGCGCCTGACCCCGAGCTGGGCGAGACCACGGCGATCGGCGACGACGCTGTCGGCAAGCTGACCGAACTGGCGCGCAAGCGCGGCGAGCACGTCGTCGCGTGTCTCGTCGACGAGGCCGTGCGCAGCTTCGAGCACGTGCCGGAAGCAACGGTCGCCGCGGCCCCGAGCACCGACGTCCCGGCCGAGCCGCCGTCGACAGTGGCGCGCAAGAGCCTGCGCTCGGCGCCTGCACCCACGACGGCCGAGCCAGTGCAGACGGTGCCCGACAGCGACGACTCGGCGCTGCATGCCGCGGCGCGCGGGCGGGACTTCTTGAAGCGCGTGGCGCAGACGCGCGTGCGCGGGGAGGGCGAGCCGTGATGAGCGCTACTCGCTCACGTCCTGGCCTGGCGCGGCTTTCGCGAACGCTCGGCAGAACGCGACTTCGGTCCAGCCTGGATCGCAAGCAGCGTCGTCCGGCGCAAACTCGAAGTACCGCGCCTGCTCGATCACCCAGCCGTCTCGCGCGAAGTCGTAGCTCACGCGCACGGAGTCCGCGCAGCGCACCGAGCAGTCGTCGAACTCGACTTCGACATAGTGGCGCTCGTCTGACTGCGGCACGGCAACGCGCTGCGTCTTCGGTATCGGGTCGGCCATGGCGGACAGCCTATCGCTTGGAGGACTGCGGGCAATGAGCGACCTCACATTCAAGCACGCGCAGACGTATCAGCCGTGGGCGCTCCCGTACGCCAAGGGCGTCATGAGGGCGAGTGACGGCGACGTCCCGCACATCCTCGCTTCGCACAACGTGCTTCACGTTGCGAAGTCGGTCGGCAAGCTCGCGGCTGTGTTCGAGGCGCTCGATCATCCGGCGCCTCGTTCTGAGACTTGCCCATCAACGCCCACGGATGCGCAGCTGCAGACCATCAAAGACATGTCTGCAGACTTGGTGACCGAGGCCCTGCGCTTCGCGAACCTGTACGGCTTCGACCTGGCGACTGAGCTCGAGCGCCGCGCGCGCGAGAAGAACGGGAAGGGCTACGAACCGTGACGACCCGCGCCATCTACAACGGCGCCCTCCGCTTAGTCGCCGAGTACACCGGCCCGCTGATGCGCGTGCGCTTGCCCGACGGCCGCGCGGTGGACGTGTACCCCGACGACGAGGAGCCACCGCAGGGCGCAGTACGGCGGAGCGACCTCGCGCGCCTGGCCGCCAACGGCAAGGTGACGCTGCTGCACATGTGCGAGCAGAACGCGTCGGGGCTGATGCCGCCGAGGTCCGCATCATGAACGTCGGCACCGCCATCACCGGCGCGCTGTGCGCGCGTCTGCAAAGGTCGGCCTTCCGACGCCCGCCCGACTTCGTCATCGGCGGCCAGGCCGACCCGTATCTGCGGCGCTGGTGGGTCATCCCGCGAAACCGCGTGTTCAACATCTACCTGCACGAGCTGCTGCGCTCGGACGACGACCGCGCACTGCACGATCACATGTACATCAACGCGTCGCTCATCCTGCAGGGCGGCTACGTCGAGCACACCATCGCGGCCGGGGGCGTTCACCACCGAGTGGCGCGGCGGTGCGGTGACGTCGTGTTCAGGGTGCCGCGCACGGCGCACCGGCTTGAGGTGCAGGGCCCCTGTTGGTCGCTGTTCATCACCGGGCCACGCGTGCGCGAGTGGGGCTTTCACTGCCCGCGCGGCTGGGTGCACTGGCGCGACTTCACAGCGCCCAACGACACGGGCCTTGTCGGCCACGGCTGCGGGGAGGACGCATTGTGAGCGCACTGCCCCCGAACACGCCACGCCCGAGCACCAAGTGCCGCCGCTGCGAGCACGGCTACGGCGAGCACCTGGGCACGGTGTTGCACTGCCCCGACGAGAGCGGGCGCGTGTTCCTGCGGCACGCGCAGCCGATCGGCGCGTCCCAAAGCTTCTCGCCGGACGAGATCGAACTGCTGGACGCCATCATGCGCGGGTTGCAGCGTGGCGCGGCGGCCGACCTGCACACGCTGGTGCTCCGTAGGCACGCCATCGCCTCACGGGTGAGCGCCAAGGTAACGGCCATGCGTCGCACAAGCCTCGCGCGCCTGGCACAGCGGGAGGGCAAAGCGTCATGAGCCGCAACCCGTTGCGTTTTGACTGGGCCATGAAGCCGATGTCGTGGGTGCACCCCAACCAGCGCGGCCGCGCCGAGGCTTGCATCATGTTCCTGCACGCGGCGGGCGTCCTGTCCGATACCGAGCGCGACGAGTGCCTGGTGCGCCTCGGCAAGATCGCGGCGTTGCAACGCCAGGAGCGCGTATGACGACGCCCGCACGCCCGTTCACCAAGCCCGAGCAGTGCGCGCCGTGCGCGGCCGGTCACGAGCGCACCGCGTGCTGGCACTTCCCGGTGCCGTGCGAGGACCGGCTTGGCGCGTGGGCAGCGGCTGAGCGTGCGACGCGCGACCAGTGCTCGAAGGCTGTCGACGGGTTCGCGCGCCGCATGCAGCTCAAGCCCGACGCGCTCGTCACGGCCGACATGCTGTTCACGCTGGCCGAGCAGATCCGGGAGGGGCGGTCGTGAGCGTGCCGACCGACAAAGACATCGCGCGCCTCTGGGCCGTGGTGATCCTCATGGAGGTATGGCTGTTCATCCAGAGTTGCAGCATCAGCGCGGACCGACGCGCGTTGCAGTCGTTGCGGTCGGATGTTTCAGAACTGCAGGTCCGCGTCGAGCGAGCCGGGGTCCAGCCATGAAGCTCTATCCCTCCGACAGCAGCTATCGGTGGCTGGCAAACACGCAGAACCGCAGGCCCGCGCACGTGTTCGTGAACGGCTTGCACGAGTCGCTCTGCACCAATGCCACGCGTCACGAGCTCGCCATGGCCAACTGGCAGCCCGACGCCGCGCGCCCGCACTGCCACAACTGCGAGCGCGAACTGGACAGGGACCACAACAGCCACCTGCAGGAGGTCGTCGCGCAATGAAGCCACGCCGCCCGTATCGCTGGCACACGACCGAGCGCGCCGACCGCGCGCACGCGTTCCCCGAAGGCGACGACTTGTCGTTGTGCTCGATCGTCGTCAAGAAGCCTGGCCACGACAGCCCGTGGACCACTGTCGGCGCGAAGGAGCGGCTGCACTGCCGCGAGTGCATCAAGCGCGCGAAGGAGCGCGGGCTCTCGGAGGTGGTGCTTTGACGCTCGCCCTTCGGCCGTTGTCCCGCGACGACGCCAACGCGCTGGTGCGTCAGTGGCATCGCCACCACAAGCCGGTCGTCGGTCATTGCTTCGCGATCGGCTGCGCGTTCAGCGACCGGCTCTGCGGAGCGGTGATCGTCGGGCGTCCGGTCGCGCCGGCGTTGCAGGACGGCTTCACGTGCGAGGTAACGCGGCTCGTGACCGACGGCACCCCGCACGCGGCGTCGCGGCTGCTCGGTGCGGCATGGCGAGCGGCTCGCGCAATGGGCTACCGGCGCATGGTGAGCTACGTGCGCGCCGACGAGCACGGCACCTGCTACCGCGCTTCGGGATGGCGTCCGGTTGCCGATGTGCGCGGTGAAGCGTGGACGCACGGCAACAAGGCGACGCGGTGGCTGCCGGGGCTGTACGAGCCAACGACTGAGATCGTTGACCGCGTGCGATGGGAGGTGGCCGCATGACCTTCGAGCATTGGGAATGCGTGAGCTGGGCCGCACTCGCGTGTCTCGTCGCGTACCGCGTCGGTGGCTTCGTCGAAGGCCGGCGTATGACGGCGGGGCTCGACCGTCTGCGAGACCTCGCCGCCGCGCGCGGTCGCCACGAACTTGCGCACGAGTTCAGCATGCTGGTGAACACGCCAGCCAGCGAACTGCGACAGGTGTTCACCAGGAAGTGTTGCAGCGTGCTGCAGGAGGAGTTCGACCAGATGGGATGCCTAACGGCCGCGCTCGGTCGGAAGCGCAAGGGGAGCGCATCATGAGCTGGCTCGCATCACTGGTCGGCAAGCTGCTTCCCGGCCTCGTGGTCGACGCAACGACGCGCCTCGTGCAAGCCGCGCGCGAGTCGCTGCGCCCGAAGCCGGCAGCCGTCGACGCGCCAGCACCGCCGATCGGTGAGAGCGGTGCACGCGAGGCGAGCGAGTACTTCCGCGGCCACAACGACGCGGTGTGGAAGCGCCACATGGACGAGCACAACGCGGGCTCGGCTGAGCGGCTCGCAAACGCGCTCGACAACGACGAAGCGCGCGCGGAGGGCATCGAGCAGGCCCTCGACGAGGGTGAGGTGCCGGTCGACGACGAGCCGACCTGCGCAGTGTGCGGCGAGCCCCGCAGCGCCATGGCGCACAGCGCAACCGAGAACGACGGCCGCGCGCACCACCGCTTTGATCCGAGCGCGGGAGGCAAGCCGTGACCGCAGCCGTGAAGCACACCGAGGCGGATTGGGCGCGCGCGTACGCCGCGATCGGCCCGGACGATGGGCATCGGGCCATGCGGATCGCGCAGCTGCTTGCCGACGAGCGCGAGTTCGCGGCGCGCCAGTGCGACGAGGTCGCCAAGGGCGGAAGCCGCTCGCCGTCCGAGAAGGCTGTCGCGCGACAGTTGGCCAAGCGCATCCGGGAGGGCCGGCCGTGACGAGCGCCCCCGAGACAAGTGAGCGCGACTGGCGCGATGTCCCCGTGTGGGTGGGGTTCCTCGTCATCGTCCTCGTGCTGCTCCTGCAGACCCTGCGACTCAATCAGCTCCGGGACCGCGTGGACTCAATGCGCTTCGAAGTCGACACGTGCGCAAGCCACGCCCGAGACGTGCGCAACCAGCAATTCGCTCGCTGGTTGCTGACAGGAGAGCAGCCATGACCGAGCCGAGCAAGCAAGCGTGGGCGCTGGCTCGAAAGGTCTCCTGGCCTCACCTGGCCGGGCAGGACATCACGTGGCTTGCTGCCGCCCTGCAGCCGTTGATGGACGAGCGGGACGGCGCCAATGCAGGCTACTGCGAGCCACTGGAGCAGATGCGCCAGCGCGCCGAAGCCGCCGAGGCCGACGCCGCGCTCGCATGGCGCCGCGTGACCGAGCTGCAGGCACGCGGCACCCAGCTCGTGCTCGAGCACCGAGCTGCGATCGAACGACACCGAACCGCGCTCGGCACCATCAAGTCGATTTTCGACGCGCTGGTAGCCCCCACTGAGGCCAAGTCATGACTACGTGGCAATGGATCACCGCTCACCCTGCCGAAACCGCATGGGCCGTGGTCGGCTTCACCACGTCGCTCGCCATTCTCATCCGCGGCGCGATCCCAGTGTTGGCGAATCTCGCGCTGCTCACCGCCACGCGCGCTGACGACGACTTCATTGCGAAGCTCGGGCCGGTGCTCGACAAGCTGATCGCCGCGCTCGACATCATCCGCCGCGGCCCGCGCCTGGTGATTGGGCCATTCCCAAGCACGCAGCCGATCGCGCGAGTCGCAGAGCCGCGACCGAGCATGCGCCCGGTGTCCGGTGCGCCCCCTGCGCCCGAGCCGGTGACGACGACGCTGCGGCAGTGGCCGGAGGTCATCACGCCGCCCGGCGAGGAGCCCAAGCTGTGAAGTCGCCCCTCGTCATCTACCATGGCAACTGCCTCGACGGCTTCACCGCGGCATGGGTGATGCGCGGGTGGCTCGAGTACACCGGCATTGAGCCGCACGCCGTCGAGCCGACGCAATACTACCCCGCGCAATACGCGCCGCAGGGTCAGCGCGTCACTCTGCCGGATGTCACCGGGCGTAAGGTGTGGATGGTCGACTTCTGCACCGGTCGCGACCAGCTGCTCGAGCTGAAAGCCGCAGCCGCGGATCTCGTGGTGCTGGACCACCACAAGACGGCGCAGTCCGCGTGCGAGGGCTTGGACTTCTGCACGTTCGATATGGACCGCTCGGGCGCGATGCTCGCGTGGGACTACTGCTACCCGGGCCAGTCGCCGTCGTGGCTCGTTCAGTACGTGCAGGACCGCGACCTGTGGCGCTTTATGCTGCCGCACAGTCGCGAGATCAACGCATTCCTGCAGTCGCGCGCGATGACGTTCGACGCCTGGGACTCGTTGGCCGGTCATTGGGAGCCGACGCGGGACATGCGGCTGCTCGGCACGGGAGCGCTCAATCACTTGCAGCAGTACGTGAGCGAGGTCAGTCGCCAGGCGCGCGTCGGTCGCTTCGCCGGCTACCCGCACGCGCCCATCGTCAATGCAGCGTATGTCGGCATCAGCGAGTTGCTCAACGAACTGGCCAAGGGCGCAGAGTTCGCCGTCGGCTGGTTTCAGAACTCGTCGGGCACGTACACGTACAGCCTGCGGTCGCGCGGCGACTTCGATGTGAGCGCGCTCGCGCAGCGGTTCGGCGGTGGCGGTCACAAGAACGCCGCCGGCTTCACCGTGTCCGAGCGCATCGAGGAGGACCCCAAGCCGTGAGCGACGGTCTCAGCAACGACGAAGAGCGGGCGATCCGCACCGAGGTGCAGGCCGGTGTCGCCGCCGACCGCGCCCGACTCGACGAGATCGACCGCCAGCGTTCCGCGCAGCTGCGTCAAGCGGCGGTGCTGATGTGGACAGTGACGGTCCTTGCGCTCGTCGGCATCGCGGTCGCCCTTTGGGCAGTCGCGCACGGCCAGGGCCTGTCACACCGAGACTTAGACGAGGCCCACGCGTTCTGGACGATTGCGCAGACCTCGTCGTCAAGCGCTGGGCAGCGAGCGTCATCGCTGCACGTCGGCTCCACGCAGCGAGCTTCGTGCCTTCGGGCGCGCGGCGTTCGAGCAGCGTGGGGTCGGCGCCTAACTCAGTGCACGAAAGGAACGCACGATGGTACCCAAGCCCGAAGCCAAGCCCAAAGCCGAGCCCACGACACAGCCCGATGGTGCAGCGCCGGAAGAGCCCGTGTTGACCGATATGGAAAAGCGCGAGCAAGCACGCGCGAAGGCGATGGCCGACGAGACAGCGCGGCTCATTGCAACCGCCGAGGGTCGCACTCGCTACGCGCAGCTGGTCGACCTGATTCGCGGCAGTGCCACGCCCGAGGAGTTGCAGGAGGCGTGCGAATCGCTGCGCCCGATCGCGCAGAAGGTGCAAGCGCGGCTGTAGGCACCACGGTGACCAGTAGCTCAGCGGTAGAGCGCGGAGCTGTTAACTCCGAGGTCGCGGGTTCGATCCCCGCCTGGTCAGCTGCCTATTTGAACGGTCGCTTCGGCCCCGCCCGGGTGTGCACGCTCGGGCGGGGTCCGAGCCAGGAGTGCCCGTCGTGAGCGACAGCGAGCCAGTCACCGGTGTGGAGATCATCCCCGAGGCACTCGCCGATGCGCGAGCGATCGTGCGCGCCCACGTGGTGCAGGTGCCGAGCGGCCGGTGCGTGATCGACCAGGCTGGCGTCGAGCAGCTCACCGCCAGCATCGCGCTCGCGATTCAAGGGCACATCCACGCCGCCGAGCTCGCCGAAGCTGAGCGCCTTCAGGCCGTCCGCGCCGCGAACGCCATGCGGCAGCGAATGCTCGAGATCGCTCAGCACACGGTCGTCGACACGTGGGTCACGTGCCCGCGCTGCCACGTCCGAGCGCCGAACTTCCTCGACATGGCGCACGCGCCCGGCTGCCGATTGAGCAGTGCACCGCCGCCGAGGCGGAGTCTGATCGCGCCCAAACCGGGCGGGGAGGGATGACCGATGCGTACGTTGCTGATCATCTTGCTGGTGCTCGCGCTGTGCGGTGGCGGGCTTGGATACGCGCGGTGGGGCTACTACGGCTGGTCGCCGGCGGGCCTCATCGTGGTGGTGCTGATCGTTCTCTTGCTGACGGGGAGGCTCTGATATGACGACACTCGCTGGTGTGTTCATAGCGCTCGGGCTCGTTACGGCGGCATGGATCGGCTGCGCCGTCCTGCCATTGAAGGGCAACCCGCGGGCCCTGGTTGGCTGGGTGTTCGCGTTGGTCGGCACGATCGTGCTGCTGCTCGTGGCACTTGGCGTTGTGGTGGTGCGGTGAGCGCGCCCGGGTTGGCCCTCGACGTGATCGAGGGTATGCGGTTCAGCCAGGCCGACGACGGCGAGGGGTTCCAAGAGGTTCGAATCCGCCTGCCGGCCGTGCAATTGCCAGGCGCGTTTCGTGGCGAAGCCCATGGCAACGAGGCCCGCAAACGCATGGTCAAGTGGGTGCTCGCAGTTGCGAGCGGGATGATCGCCTGCGACCCGACAGGGCCCACCGCCCGGGTCCTCTACGGCGTCATGCAAGCGCGCGTCCAGGGAGCGGACGAGGAATACCAGGCGCTCGTCGCAGCGCGCGCGAGGTCTGCATCATGACGCGCCGCGGTATTGGCGGCGCGCGTCTGTGCGACCAGGCGCCTTGTGGTGAGCGCTGGCCGTGCGCGAAACATGGGACGCGCACGATCGGCGACTACGAGCACCTTGGGCGGCATGCGGGCGAGTTCTTGCTCGAGCCGCTGCCGTTCCGAGGGTTCGACATGGTGTGGTGTGCGGGTTGTCGGTACGCGCGATGCTCGTGCCCGCCTGCGCCAGCCATGGACGCGCTGCCCGTGGGCTGGGAAAAGCTCGACAGCGACCGCGGCGCCTTCTTCGAGCACACGAGCGGCGCGCGCGTGTGGTCCTGCGGCGCAACGGGTTGCGTGCGGTGGGGATACAACCGGAGGTACATCCCCGACCTCCCATACGAAGCCGCGACGTGTTGCGGAGAACGCGGGAAGCTGACGCGCGCGGAAGCGATGGCCGCGGCGCTCGCGAATCCGTTGTGCGTCGAGCACGTCGATACCGGACACGACTGTGTGACGTGGAAGCAGATAGCATCGCCTCCCGCGGCAGCGCCGTCCGCACGAGCGAAGCCGGCACTTCGCCCCGGCTGGACCTGCGACGCCGATGGCGAGGGCTATTTCAACGACCACCTCGCGCTGATGGTGTGCCGCGAGCCCGACGGCAAGTGGCACATCTTCGGCAACGGCGACCCGTGGCCGCAGGGGTTCAAGCGCCCGGACGCGTGGTCGTCGGAGCGCAACGCGATGCACTTCGCCGAGATCTTCGCGCTGAACTGCGCGGGTGAGCGGGACAGGCATCCGATGCGCCACGGGTTGGACTTCCGGGTTGAGGGCGACGACAACTCGGGAGCGCTGGGCGCATGACGCTCAGCGACCTCGCAGCCGTGGCGTTCGTTGGCGTCGTGCTTGGCGCAAGCGCGCTCGGCTTCGCTGCCCACCTGTGCTGGTTGCTGATGACGGACCCGCGCGAGCTCTGCGCGGCGGTGGCGATGTTCGCGCGGGTGGTGACGGGATGAACCGCACCGACGTCGAGGGGTTCAAGTTCGGAACGTACCGTCACCACCGCGGCGACTTGTACACGGCGATTGCGCTCGTGACGCACCACCACACGCGCAAGCCCATGGTGTTGTACGTCAGCCACGCGCGCGGCTGCGTGAACTGCCGGCCGCTCCACGGCTACGACAGCGACCCCGACGGGTTCCTCGATCCTGTCAACATGATCGACGGCACCACCGTGTCGCGGTTCGAGCTCTTGCGGGAGGCCCAAACGTGAGGGCACGGCTGCTGATGGCCGATCCTCCGTGGAAGTTCGGCGACAAGCTACCCGGCAGCGGGCGCGGCGCCGAAAAGCACTACGCGTGCATGGCGCTGCGCGAGCTGTGTTCCTTCAAACTGCCACCGCTCGCCAACGACTGTTTGCTGCTGCTGTGGCGCGTGGCGGCGATGCAACAAGAGGCGCTTGCGCTTTGCGTTGCGTGGGGCTTCACCGCCAAGAGCGAGATCGTGTGGCGCAAGCTCACGACCACAGGCAAGCAGCATTTCGGCATGGGGCGCTACGTCCGTGCGGCGCATGAAACGTGCATCGTCGCGACCCGAGGTCACGTCAAGGTCGCTGACCGTGGCGTGCGCTCAGTGTTCGACGCGCCGGTGCCAACCGAGAACGGCAAGCGCGTCCACTCGCGCAAGCCGGACGCGATCTACGAAATCGCCGAGCGTCTGGTGCCGGGCGGCCCGTACGTCGAGCTGTTTGCCCGCCGTCGTCGCACGGGCTGGCAATGCCACGGCAACGAGCTTCCGGAGGCAGCAGAGTGAGCCGACCCGCCAACGCGCAGCGCCGCACGCGCGACGAGCCGCGCCTCACGCTCAATCCCCGCAAGCTCCGCGTCCTGCGCCCGCACGAGCGCGTGTCGTATCCAGACGTCGAGCGCCCTCGCACGCGCGGGGACTGTCTGGAAGGCGGCAGCAACGCCGTGCGGCCGTGCCCGTGGGTCAGCTGCCGCTACCACTTGTTCCTCGACGTGCGCGCGAACGGCAGCATCCTGATCAACCACCCCGACCAGGACGTCGACGACATCGAGCACAGCTGCGCGCTCGACATCGCGGAAAGCGGCGGCATGACGCTCGAAGGGGTCGCCCGGATCTTTCGGCTCTCGCGCGAGCGCGTGCGCCAGATCTGCGAGGCAGGCTTCCCGCAGCTGGCCACCGACGAGCAACTTGCGATCGTGTTTCGTGAAATCGGAGAGGACGCATGCAACAGATCTCAGTTCAAGACGAACTTTCGCTGACGTGGTTCTTCTCGCAGGGGCAGATCGCCTTCGAGCGCTCGACCATGGGGCCGATGCTTGAGCGGGCCGAGATGTTCGGCAACGAGTTCACCGGCGTTGCGGTGCGCGAGGAAGGTCGGCTCGTCATTCACCAGCTCGCGTATGAGCGGTTGCGACGCGACCCGACGCCGTGGGGACGGGTGGCCGACGGCGAGATCGTATACTCAGGGCGTGAGGTCACGGCGCGGCCGACGGCTGAGACTCGCAACGCCAGCGGCTACACGCCCGAGTTGCGCGACCTCTACAAGCACGCCGAAGCGTCGATGGTGTTGCGTACGATGGATTGGCGTGCGGTCGCGGTGCTGCGCGCCTACTACGGTGACGACGGCGCGGAGTGGGCGCGACGGCCCAAGCCGGGTCGCATCGGCGCGCTGTTCGTGTTGACCAGGGCCGGCGCGCGGATGCTCGAAGCGGCTGAGCAGGATGCGACCAAGCGTGGCCAACCCCGCGCGTGTATGAGTCCGCAACGCCACATGGCGAACGAGGTCGCGGCAAAGCAGACCGAACAGCGCCGCGCGCGGCTGCTGCAGTGCGAGCGCCAGGCGCTGTTGCTGCGCGCGGAAGCGTGGCGGACGTGGTGCGAGGCGAAGCGCGAGACCGCGGGGCGGAGGGCCGCCTGAAGCACAAAGCCCCCGTCGAGTGATCGACGAGGGCTCCGGTCCGCCGTGTGGGCAGCGTCGGATCGGAGAGTAGCACGATGTCAGCACGACTGGGCAACGGGGACGGCACGCGCGTCGGTACCGATTGGCTGAAGCGGACCGAGGCTGAGCTACGCGGCGCGATCGACGACGAGCCCGACGTCGACGACGCGACCGCGCTGCTCAGCGCACGCCTGATCTCGGCGTCGGACATTTCGCGCGCGCTCGACAGCCCATGCGCCCGCTGCCGCGCCGCTGAGCGAGCCGGCCAGGCCCGCAAGGACTGCCGCTCTATCGGCTGCGACAGGTGGTCGACGCGCCGCGCGCGTCGGCTCCTGCGCCGCAGCCAATGCCGGCAGCAGGCGAATGACCCGCCGTGCGCCGCGCGAGCGGGCGGGCGGTGCCATTGCCAGCTCGGGTGGCAGCTGTGGGCGGGGGGCCCGTGGCGAACCACCATCGCGTGCCTGCGCGACCGGCTACCGGGTGTGGCCGACCTGCTGCTCTTGGGGCGCGCCGACGACGAAGACGAGAGCTAGAGGTGCGTCAATGCCGAGAGAGCGAACACAGCGCGAGCGCCTAGACGCGTACATGGCCGCGTACGACTCCCCGATCGAGGTCGCGCACGCGGCCGAGCACCTCGGTCTGATCGAGCACATGGTCGAACCGTACCCAACACCCGCCGAGGTGCGCGCCTTCCTGGCCACGCTGCCGCCCGACGTGGCGGAGGAACGGCTGTCGGACCTGGAGGGCTGCCCGTGGTAGCCGCCCGGTCCGGGAGGCCAGCTCGGGCCAGCCAGGGCCAGCTCGGGCCACTGACCCCCGTTCTGAGCGCCTATGGGTATGGGGCCGCGTGGAAGGCGCCGGCCGTCGCTGGCAACCACCGGCAAGGCGTTGCCGCGGCCAGCCGGCCCCAACGTTCATGAGCCGCTGTAGGTGCGGCCCGCGTCAACAGGTGCAATCACGCAGGCGGCGCCGACACTGTTGACCCGTCGAGCAACAACAGTGCGTCACCCCGCCTTGCGCTTCTTGGCGGGCGCCGGTCGCTCGCGGTCGTGCTCGGTGCGCTGGCCAAGCCCGTGTGAGATCAGCGTCAGCAACTTGGTGTTGATCGACACGTCGTCGGCGGCGGCGAGTCGCGCGACCTGCTCGTGCATGGACTTCGGCAGCCGCAACCCGAGCTTGCCCGAGTAGTCCGAAGCCACGTCAGACGCCGGGATCGGGTCGCCTTGCTCGGCCAGAACTTCGAGGATGAGCCCGGCCGCGATCTGCACTTCCTTCGCAGCGCGCTCGGGCGTGTTGCCGTGCGCGGCACACCCAATCCCGAGGGCTGGAACCCGGGACACGAACACCTGGTCGACTTCGCTCCACTCGGTGATGATTCGGTACTTGAAGGCTTGCATGTTCCTCACACCTCGATGTTGCGTTCCTCGATGATCGCGACCACCTGCCGCACCTGGTAGTCCTTGGCCTTGTTGCCGTCGGGCTGCAGGTTGATTGTCGGGAAGCCTGCGCGGCCAAAGACGCGGTGCGACCCGTTCTGGCGCTTGAGTTCGTAACCCATCGCGAGCACCAGCTTGACGAGGTGCGCGAATCGGACCCCTGCCGGGTTCGACTTCGCCTGCGCCAGGATGTCTACAACCTTGCTGCCCACATGATTATAGTACCGCCGGCAGTACCATCGCGCAAGTAGTACGCGACGAAAAAGCGCAAACGCACATTTCCCCAAGCGCCATGAACGCCCCGGTTTCCCCAATAGAATCGCGCGCAGGTGACCCGGCCGCCGAGTGGGTGTCGCCCGACTCGCTCAAGCCGTGGCCCAAGAACCCGCGCAAGAACGATCACGCAGTCGGACCGGTCGCTAACTCGATCCGCGAGTTCGGCTTCGGGGCGCCGATCGTCGCGCGCAAGGCCAACCGCGAGATCATCAAGGGGCACACGCGTTGGAAGGCGTCGAAGCAGCTCGGGCTTGAACTCGTGCCCGTGCGGTTCCTCGACATCAGCGCGGAGGCGGCGCACAAGCTCGCGCTCGCCGACAACAAGTTGGGTGAGTTCGCCGAGTGGGATGATGCGCAGGTCGCGCAGCTGCTCGTTGAGTTCACGGCCGACGAGCAGCAGCTGCTCGGCTGGTCGCGCAAAGAGGTTGACGCGCTCAACGCAGCGCTCAACGGCAAGGGTGATGTCGTCGAGGATGACGTGCCCGACCCGCCGAAGGTGCCGGTCACGCAGCCCGGTGACGTGTGGCTACTCGGGCGGCATCGGCTGGTGTGCGGGCGAGGTGAGAGCGTTGACGGCGCATTCGGCATGGTCACGACGGATCCGCCCTACGGAGTGTCCGTCGTGCAGAAGGGGATGGTGGGGGCCAGGTTCCGTGACTCGGTCGCGGCGAAAGGGCGTTACGAACCGATCGCTGGTGATGAGGCAGCGCCCGACGTTCGATGGTTGGTGCAGCGCGCGCCACTCGCGATCATTTGGGGCGGCAACTACTTCGCCGATCAGCTACCGCCATCGGGCGGGTGGCTCGTCTGGGACAAGCGCGGCGACAGCGGGATCGAGAACACGTTTGCGGACTGCGAGCTCGCGTGGACAAATCGCACCGGCCCGGCGCGCGTGCATCGTCAGCTGTGGAACGGGATGATTCGCGAGGGGGAGCACGAGCAACGTCAACACCCTACGCAAAAGCCAGTCGCCCTTATGGCCTTCTGTGTTGGCTTCGGCGAGGGGCACGTGTTCGATCCCTACGCTGGAGCTGGCTCGACGCTGATCGCCTGCGAGCAACTCGGCCGCGACTGCACGGCCGTCGAGCTCTCACCCGCCTACTGTGACGTCATCATTCAAAGATGGGAGCAGTTGAGCGGGGGGAAGGCGACGCGGCTCCAGTCATGACCGCACCAGACTTCACAGCGGAGCGCGCTGGCAGTATCTGCACGCTCGTGGGTCTCGGCGTCGATGTTGAGCTCGCGGCGGCAACCGAAGGCGTAGACGCGACCACGATCCGGCAGTGGCTCACGCTCGGTCGCGCGGGCACGCCGCCCTACGCAGAGTTCGCGCGGGACATCGATACCGCGCAGGCCGAAGCTTCGAAGCGCCTCACGCTCAACATCGTCAAGCGCAGCAATGACGACTGGCGCGCTGCCGCGTGGTTCCTGCAGAACCGCGCGCCGGATCCTGCGACCGCGCAGCCCACGCCACCGAAGGCGCCGAGGAAGCTGACCCCGCGAATGCGGGCGTTCGTGCGCGAGTTCATCGTGTGCCGCAATGGCGCCGAGGCGGCGCGCAGGGCCGGGTATAGCAAGGGGGTCGCGCGCGAGCAGGCGTACCAGCTGCTGCGCCACCCGAACATTCAATCCGCCCTGCGCGAAGCCGAGGAAGCCGAGGATCGGCTCGTCGGCAGTCGACGGCACTATGTGCTGAACCGATTACGTGACCTGGCCGAGCGCTCGATGGCCGCTGAGCCGGTGCGCGACGCGAACGGAGTCAAGGTCGGTGTGTACAAGCAAGATGGCCCGACCGCTGCACGCGCGCTCGAGCTGCTCGGAAAACACGAGGGTCTCTTCAATGACCGCATCGACGTGCGTGTGCAGGGTGAGGTTGAGTCGCTACTCGAGGGCGTGCGCGCCCTCATGACGCAGCAGGCGTATGCAGAGCTCGTTCGTGCGATCGCAGAGATCACCGGTGTCGCCCGGGTGGGTGATGCGCCAGCTGAGGGAGACGGGGCAAGCTCAGTCCACTGACATCCGCTTCGAGAGCTTCGAGCAGTTCTGTTCGCTGATCGAGATTCGCCTCAAGTCGGGCGGCCACAAGTATTTTCGTGCCGAGGACTGGCACGACGAGCAGCGTCGGTTCAACACCGAACGCACCGGCCGCGACATCGTTCTAAAGCCACGTCAGGTCGGGTTCTCAACGCTCGAGCTTGCACGCGATTTGTACTTCGCGATCACGCGGCCAGGCACGCAGGTGCTGGTCGTGGTGCACGACAAGGACATCGCGGGCCAGCTCTTCGTGACGCTGCGGTTCTTTGCGGAGGGCTTACGCAAGGTCGGCAAGCTGCCGCGCACGCTCTACAGCAACAAACGCGAGATCGTGTTCGCGCAGTCCGGTTCGGCCGTGCGCATCGTCGAGGCGGGCGCCACGGCGGAGTCGGCGGATAAGAAGGGCCGCTCAGGCACGATCCATCGACTGCACGCTACCGAGGTCGCGTTCTGGTCGGCCGCAGCGGAGACCATGGGCGCGGTGCTCGGCGCGCTGCCGCACGACGCGGAGATCGTCGAAGAGAGCACGGCCAACGGTATCGGCGGCCTGTTCTGGCAGGACGTCATGGCGGCGCGCGAAGGCCGCAACGGGATGCGCCTGCACTTCTTCCCGTGGTGGCAACACGCGGAATACCGGCTCGATGAGCTGCCGGCCAACTTCGATCCGGCGGTGCGGTGCAGCGCAGACGGCAAGCCCGATCAGTGGGAGCGCCGGCTACGCGAACTTGGCTGCGACGACCATCAGCTCGCGTGGTGGCGGTCGAAGATCGACGACCCCAAGGTCGGGCTCGAGCGCGCGCTACAAGAGTTTCCGATCGACGTCGACTCGTGCTTTCGCGCGAGCGGCGCGACGTGGTTCGAACCCGCGACACTCGACCGGCTGGCCGAGCATGTTCGCGAGCCGCTGCGCTTGC